CTCAGGTAAGTATGAGTGGTATGATGTCCATCCTGACAATCTTGGTGAATATGTTATTGTATAGTTAGCCATTTCTTATGCAAATTTACTTATTTAATTATACAGGACAACCATAAAAGGCTGTTATTTGTATTGAGCCATTGTACGCTGGAGGAGGTGTGCTTTGTGTAAGCGTAGCTCCTGTGTAAGTGTAGAATGTTGTAGTTGGGAATGGTAACACATATCTTCTTCCTACAGAATCAGGAGCGATAGTTGTATAGGTAATTCCAACACCTGGAGAACACTCAGATAACTCATAATAAGTTGTAAGAGTTGGACATCCTGTCAATCCTGTATCTGTGATTGCAAGTAACGTTCCTCCTGGGCTAGACGATAACACACTAGTTACAGTATAAGTAGAACCGCCAGATTCGACTCTATCGTTTACAGCAAAAGTACCTATTGCATACGCCTGTGAGTTAGCAGTAGATCCGTCAGAACACTTGTATAACGCATACCAATCAAACGTAGGCGTAGGGCAACCCTCTTCTCCTGTGGTTACAATTGGAATCAATGTGCCAACTGGCTCTGTATTTAATATATCTGTAATAGTGTACGTTGCTCCATCAGAAGTAACTCGCTCATTTAAAGCAAACGAATCCTTTGCGTATTGCTCTGAGTATGTTGTTGCTAATGTATCACAATTTAATAACTCGTACCAATCATAAACAACTGGCTTAGTAGCCTGAGTTACAGCTATAACAAGATTCTCTGTGCAACCGGATACTGTGATGTTTAAGTTTCTTGGAGCACCAAGGTTCTCAAGTACTTCAACATATATCACCTCATTGTCTGAACCATAGTTATCGCTAACTGTTAACCAGTCATTAGAAGGAACCGTTACAACCCAATCCGTATTTGACTCGATGTAGAACGACTTCTTTTGAACCGTACCATCAAACGATAAACTAGTAGGCGTAACTGATATTGAGCACGTTCTTAGTTTTCTATCATTGTCAACAGATAATACATAGTGCTCAAAGTACGGATCAAACATACCTAACTTTACTACATTGGTGTCTAAGTTTGCTTTGAACCAGTTCTTTAATCCTTGTGATGAAATCTCAAACAACCCATTAGGTTGCAAAGCTAAAACAGCACCACGTCTAGCGTCAGTAAAGAATAAGTCATTACCCCATATTGCAAAGCTCTCTGGGTTAAGGCTAATACCATACTCGCCTTGATAAGAAATCTGCGTTCCTAATACCTCAGGGATAGATGCCACAACACCACCTCCAGTAGAGTCGCTTAGTAAGTTCTTCCCATAAAGCACCTTAGAGATTTTATTCTCTTGGAATACCACTAAGTCTGTGTCTCTTGAGTACAGTTTTTGGATTGAGCCAAAGAACCTATCTAAATACTTAAAGTTACCAAGCGATAGGTTAAACTCATTCAATCTATTGATAGCAGATGTCTGAGTGTAAATGCCGCTATAAGTAAGAGCTTGAACTAATGTCTGCTGCTCATATCCTTCAATAGTAGAGTTAGCACGTGGGCTAAACTGCATCGTTGCAGAATTCCAATCGTCTCTAATTCTGAAACTCTCAACGCCATTACCAAAGGTAAATGCGTTAAAGTCTGAGTTAAAGTCAAGCGTATTTAAGTCTATTATCGCCGGAGCACCCAATGCAATGTCCTGATTGTCAATATTTCCATAGTGATTGCCATCGATAATAGGATACGTTTGTGAAAGCTCATAGTATATATCTTGGTTGGTGTCTACTGGAACGGTCTCAAACACAATCGAAAACTCCGATTGTTGTAATGAGAACTGGGTATCAATAGCAGGGTTTGTCCCACCTTGCTCTGAATAAAAATACATGTAAACAGGATACGACAAAGTCACAGGTCCAATAGATGTACCTTGATCTATACTTCCTGGTCTTCCGGTTGTTAATAATTGACCTCTTCTAAAGCAAACATTCTTAGGGCCAATGCTTTGTGCAGCATCGTCGTAAGCTACCCATTTTTGATATGCAGAATCTTCGATGAACCACTCCTCTATATTGACATAATCTCTTGTCGAGATAAATGTCTGAGTAATCCATTGGTCTGTTCCGTTAGTCTCCTTATACTTAAACGTCAAAACAGCACCTGCCTTAATCGGCCGATCGGTATTGTAAGCTAATGACTCACTCCAGCCATCTAATGTAAAGAATACTCCTGGAGGGAAATCGTCACCATAATCAATCGGGCCACCGAATATATTTAAACAAACATCTTGTAAGTTACCTCTACAGTTAACAACCCAGTAATCTTTAGTGGTGTGACCTGTGTTAGATAAAAATCTAATTGAACAAGTACTTCCAGAGTATGTAAGTGTTTGATCTGCTGCCGAGTTTATAGTAACACCACTGGCAACTAATGTTTTATAATTGCCATCGTAAGAAACGTAATACTTGAATGTATCTGCTACACCACCTGTAGAGTCTATCTCTACATAGAATCTAGCATCATTTGTCCCTGTGTAAACATTGCTACCACCGGTAATCATGTCATCAATACCAATACCGTAGAATATCGACTCCTCTGCTACGTTAAATCTATTTTCAACTAACGTAGTTGCTGTACTAGGAAAACCACCTAAGTTGTCATCCTTGTAATAAGTAACAGGAGGAAGTACTGTGCTTTCAATCTTAACCTTAAAGTAAACACCTGCAGGCTGATTTGTATCAGCACTGTTTAAGAAGTTTGCTGACTTAGATTGAACATCCAATACCTTATATTGAATATTAGTATTATTAGTAGCTCCTTTCAAAAACATGTAAGAACCAACAGCGATTTTATCTTGATCTGCTTGATTAATCAAGAACCACTTGAACTGACCGTCTTCAAAATAAGTCAATGGGAATACATTGTAGTACTCCTGCTTATCTTGCTTAATCATGAAGCGGTAATGCGTAGCAAATGCTGGCGGCTGATAAGTCCCATCAATTGTCACTCGAATATTATTTGCATCAATTGCGTTAGATGCAGGGATGTATATCGTGTTTGTATTCTCCGTTGGTGTAATGACAGTAGTTGTTCTACCGTAATCATCCAAGTACACAATACCAATCTCGTAGTCTCTATTACTCTTAAATGTAGGCGTAGGCGTGCCACCAACTACACTGTTAGATAGTAATGATAAACTAAACTTAGGGTCAATAGGCTCTTTGTTCTCCTTTACTAAATCAAAGAATTGAGTGTAGTTGCCATAAACCAAACGACTACCAATTAGCTCTTGAGACTTTGCCTTAATAGGCACGTTATCAAATAGTCTATTAACCTGCTCGATTGGCAGAACCGTAAACACCTTATTGTTCTTAAAGGTGAACGAGTACTCTGTATTGTCGTCGTAGTTATTTAAACTCTTAACTAAGCTGTCAATAATATATGTGTTAGTGCTCTGTGTATCTCTAAACACCAACTGAACCTCCTTTACGTTCTTTGAACCTGAATTAAAAGTAATGTCAGCGGTATTGAAGTTGTTCACCATTGAGATGTTCTCAGACACACCATAGTCGTAGGCATACTCTTTAGGGAAGAATGCCACAGGAGAGAATGGTGCCAAAGCACTATACTCGTTATCTAAATACTTGTAACGATAAGAGAAATACAAAAACTTGTTCTCCAAGTTATTTGCCTCACCTTCTGAATACAAGTTAATAGTTGGTGCAGATAATGGAGGTGCCAAGATGACGTTAATGTCGGCCTCAGTGAATCCATCTACTGCATAATTCTTAGCACGATCAATGTTGATCCTACGTGGAGGATTTAGATTGTCAGTCCAGAAAAGTAGTCCGTTGATATAGTTTATGCCTGTAACAAAGAACGCCTTGTCAAAGCCAAGCAATGAATCCGTAGTGGGTGTTGCCTTCGTAGCCTGCAACACAGGTGTAGTCGTATCTGTTAATTCATTGTATTCGTAGATAGCATCCAACGTATCAGATGCCACTAACCAATAAATACAGTTGTTCGCCTCGTATGCTAACGACCCAATAGTTAATGCGTTAGTTAACTCGTAGTCAGTTCCCTTCAGAATATTACCTAAGTAGTTCTGTGCCACACCATTGTGAGACCCTTCAGAAGACACGAATGCTCCGTCAGAATCACCCACAATAATGTTTAGTGCATCTTGATATACACCATCAGGTAAAAAGTGAGGGTCAAGGTCTTTATTCATGACCCCCGAAAGGAAATTTCTTTGAAGTTCTATCATTTACTTAATCCACTTAGATTGGCCTCTCATGTTCATTAACAAGCGACCTGTGTGTAAATTACTTAATCTAATCTTTGCGTTTCTCCAATTGGAAACCTTCTCTTTGCGAGCTCTATTGATAATGTACTCAGGCTGGTTTGCCTTATTGTTCAATATCGCCCATTTGATGTACGAGTAAATGTACTCTTCTGCCAACTTGTTAACAATAATCAAATTGTCATCACCTGGATACATGCCATCAGAGATGTATTCAACCAACACAGATTGTCTTGCAACACCTGAACTAAAGTTAATTACACCTGATACCTTATCGATTCTGAATGAGGGGTTGACGTTTGCCACCTCTGTGTTCATTCCGTAAGCAGCACCGAAGCCCTGAGTGAAGTACCATAGCCCATCTACGTACCAACCCCACTGGTTATTGAATGGGCACAACATATAGTTCTCACCATCAATACGCGACAGGTCTAGTTTCGAGGTTCCTTGCAACGCATTACCTTGGTCATCAAATAAGATTTGATAATCATTATCTTGTAAAAACTCAATAGCAGAATTTGCTTGAGTATTCTCATGCATCGGATACAAATTACCACCCCAAAACAAAGAGATTCTAACATAGTTCACATAATCAGGAGGAAGCACAAACTTCAAATCATCACCCACATCTAACTGTAGTGTGTTGACCTGGCGATTACCATCGTAGTTCAGTTCTTGAATCGCCCTTTTTGCGTGAAATAAAACCTTATATCTATTGATGTTATTAAGCAACTCGCCATCATCTGTATACATAAGGATGAAGTTATTCACTACATCACCTAACGTAACGTTCTGATACGAGCCCCAGTTGGCATCGGTAGGGTTTACCCCATCATTGGTGTAATATTTTTCCTGATTCATTATTGTTGTTTTTGATCAGTGTAAGCCTCTTCTGCTCTAGCGGCTGTAACCACATCCATCTCTCTAATACTAACGCCAGCATATTCACAAATTTTAACGACTAACTTAGGGAAGTCGGATATAGCCAACTCAAAATCTTGGTAGTCATTTGCCGATTGATTGAACAAAGGACTTCCGTTCACCACCGTATAAGTCCACTTCGGATCAGCTGGGTAACGAACGTAATAGATATTAATGTTATCTGTAATGGTAGTAGGATACACAGCTATTTTGTTCCCTTGCATAACATACGTAGGATACGTTTCTGTGGGTGCTGTCAGATTGGAATTAAGCAAATAATGTAATTTACCTTGGTCCACATGAGTAACTTCTTTACCATTATAATAGAGTACGTTTAATAAGAAAAAGTTTTCGGGTAAGTCAAACTTTAAGTCCACTCCGTTGTATACCAAGTCGGTATTCTTGGAGAATGCGTCGATTGTTTGATCCAGCTGCTTTGTAATATCAGAATATCCGCTAGTCTCCATACCCTTAAGGTCTGAAATCTTAGCTTTCTGGAAGTCGTAAAAGTACTGTTGGAATAATTCAAGCTGACTTTGTTTAGCAAAGCTGTTGAATTCCTCAGGCGTAATGAAGCCGTTTCGCTCCTTAGCTACAATATTGAGAACAGTGTTGTATACCGAATTAATCATGTTGGCAAATTTACGAATATTTATTCACATGCAATATAAAACAAAAAAGGGACACTTTCGTATCCCCTTCTGTTTATCGGTACTTCTTTGAGAGTAACTCGTAGATCTCAAGTCCGTCATTACTTTGTAGCCACGAGGCCAACAACTTAACCGGATCTTCGCCAAACGGCACACCCATTAGCTTCTTCTTGTTATCAGACAAGTTGTAGAAGATATCACGGTTCTTGTTCTTTAAAACAAATGTACCGTCCTGGATAGACTTCACCGCAATGTTCTGTAACTTAAGTTCAGGGTCGTTCAACATACCAAGGAACTGAGCCGGATGCGTTCTTGCATAAACAAGTAAATCACGTCTAAGTTCTTCGCTAGATAACTTGTCTACACGTGTGCCTAATAGTACACGAGCAACAGCCTCTGCTGTATTGATATCTAAATCACGAGCCGCTAATTGAGCATCCAATTGCAAGTTAATGCTATCGAACTGAGCCGCAGCATCTTTCTGTGTGTCCATCTCCTCGAATAACACGCCATTATCTGGGTGTAAAGCCAAGAATTGCTGTAACACTTGATTGGTCTTATTAACACTTAACAAGCCATCCTCGAAAATAACTGGAGCTAAAACAAAGTTTCCGTCTTGCTCATCCTCAAATGGAGACTTCTGATTTGTTGCATAACGTAAAGCACGGTTTACACCGGTCTTCTCATCGAAGTAAAACAATGGTCTACTAGAAGTACTTCTTGCAGACAACATAAACGAGATAGGGAACGTTTTTCTTTTTAGGACATAGACTCTGTCCTTGAATTCTTTATTTGACATTATATTAGATTTTAAATTTTAAACAAATTAAATAAGGGGAGACCGAAGCCTCCCCCTAGTTTTACTAGTTCTCGAACAAGAAGAAGTTGTTCGCACCAAGTGTACATAAAGCACGCTCAGATAAGAAGTTAACTTCCATTGCATCTAAAGAACTTGTTTGAGCACCACCAGCAGAACCAGTGATCCAAGTCTTGTAACGACGATCTTCAGTCTCAGAAGCACGGTAACGAACGTGTAAGAACGGACGCTTAGCATTCTTTCCTAAGATTTGGTCATATACGTTAGTTGAACCTGCAGGTACCAAGATACCATTGATTCCACCACCTACGATTCCACCACGAGTAGTAGCATCGTTTAAGTATTTCCAGTCAGTCTTGTAGAAATCGTATCCACGCTTAAAGCCTGTGAAACCTAAGTTTAACGCCATGTCCTTATCGTTGTCGAATAAACCATAAGAAGTACCACCTGCTCCGTAAGAGTTTTGTGATGCTAACATATCGTCGATATCGAAACCAAACTTACGATTTAAGAAGATAACGTTCTCTTGGATTGCTCCTTGCTTGTCAAGACGTTGGATGATTGAATCGAAGTCAGACAAAGTAGTTGGATTACCACCAGCCCATACGTTACCACGCTCAGCTACAGCATCAAATAAACCTTGAGTACCAGCAGCACCAGGTTGTACTTGAGAAGAAGCAACTGTCAAGTAAGTAGCAGCAGCAGAACCAGCTTCAGCAGGAACACCTTCAACCATTGACATCTCTAAGTAATCTTCGAAACGTAAACGAGTCTCGTGCTCAGATTTGATGTACCATAAGTAACCAGTAGCACCATTCTCAGAAGTTACTTCAACCCATCCGATTTGAGCCATGTCAGAACCAGATACAGTGTAGTTATCCTTGATGATGATTGGCTTGTTCTCGAAGAATAAATCTTGAGACTCTAAAGAACCATCCATTCCTGTAGAACCTTTAGCGAATTCTGATCCGTAAACGAATGCAGTAGATTCAGCAGCAGCAGCAATAGTTTGACCAGCAGCAGAGTAGTAAGCTACAGTGAAAGTATTGTTCGCAGTGTCTACAGCAGTGATAACCGCTTTATCAGAAGCAGAACCAGCGTTAGCAGATAAGAAAACAGTTTGGTTAACACGGAAGTTAACAGTTACGTTTGCATCGTTAACAGTCCAAACAGCTGTGTCATCTCCAACAATAGCAGTTGTAGTAACATCAACATATTTAGTATGTAAACGACCTTGCTCTGCCCACTTAATTAAGTCAGAGTTAGAGGGTAATTCTGCACCTACCATACGTAAGAAAGATGCAATAGAACGATTACCATAACGCTCGAATTCAGACTCGTAAGTATCAGGAAGATACTGGTTTAAGAAATCGAAGTTAGTAATGTAGTTTGCAGGCAATGTTGCCTTTACCGCTGAGGGCTCTAATTGATAACTCGGGGTAGCTTGAACTGATCCAGCCATTGTTTTGTTTTTTGGTTTTAGTTTTTAAATGATTTGATCTTAAGTTTGTTACCATGATCACCATCCAATGAAGTAACTTTAAACCCACCTTTCTCAATATTCTGTGGAGCATTCCTCACACTCATATCGATGTTCTTGCTCTGACGAACGCTGTCATCAATCGCATCTGCTTTGCCCATGTCATAAAAGAACTTGGCCATAGCATCGGGGTTCATTGCCGCAGCAATTGTCTTGTGATACTGTTTCGCATCCTTAATGTATCCATTTTCATCAACGAAATTAGTGAAGAATTTGGAAATGTCTGTTTGTTGAGCTTTCAGCTGCTCTGGAGTTCCTGGTTTGTAAGATACATCCTTGTCACCAATCTTGAAATCAAAACCTTTGAATTCATCAGTAAACAATTCACTCGTCTTACTTAAAAAGTACTCCGACTTTTTAGCCTGTTCTTGCTGCATAGCAGTAGACTGGCTGATATATTGCTTGTAAGATTCCAAAGCCTCTTTGTCTTCAGTAGGAATTGAAGCCTCCATCCTCGACTCAAGGGGAGCTTTGTATTTTTCCTTCTGCTCTTCAAAGTACTTTGAAGCCTTTCCAAGTTCTTTTTTAAGTGCTAACTTCTTACGCTTGATTTCTTTCTCGTCATCCATGTCTTCGTCATAACTAAATCTTGACTCGTACTCGAACGCAATATCCTCATCATCAAAATCAGGATTAATCTCACGCATGTAGTCAGCTAGAAGTCTTTCTGGATTAACCTTAGAATAATCTTGGTTAACACGGTAGAAATCTTCTAAACCACGACCTGTCTCTTTCTTGAACTTTAAGAAAGCGTTTACGTCTTCAGGCAGCATCTCTTGCTGTGTCTGTGGCTTCTCTACAAATAATTCATCCAAAGAGTTAACCTCTTTGTTGAACTTAGTTTTAATATATGAAAGAACGTCATTGTCACCAAACGTAGGTGACTCTGGTACTTGGACTTCAGTGATATCCACAACTGGTTCCGCAGGCACATCAGCCATCTTTTCTTCGTGCTTGTCGAGCAACTCTTGCTCCACTTCTGCAACAGACTTCTCTTGGAAGTCCACTAGTTTTACTTGTATATTCTCCATTTAATTTAATTTAGTTGCACAAAAGTAGTAATAAATTTTATCTTGGATTGAACTGCTCTAAGTCAAAGCCCCCCAAATCATCCTCAGTTGACTCGAAATCCATCGCTGGAAGGTCTTTTTGACGCTGTTCAATCAGTTTAGACTGCTGAGTAGCTTGAAGCCTTGTGCGGTTATCTTTAGCTTTCTCCTTATCCATATCTAGTTGCTTAACCTTCTCAACCTCCATGCCACGTAGCTGCATGTTGTAGTTGAACTCAACGCTCATCAACTGCTCTTTAATCTGAGCCTCTGCCTGCATACGTTGAATATCAAACTGCATCTGAGCCTGAGCAAGTTGTGCCTTAGCCGCAGCCTCCGCTTGAACTTTCTGCAATGCTGATTGAGCCGATGCTTGAGACGACTGGATATTACCTTGAGTTTGCATCTGAATTTTAGCCTGCTCATTCTGCATATCCTTCTTCTGCTTGTCTTTACGCTTCATCTTAAGTAGCTCATTAGCCAACTTAAGGTTCTTCATTTGACGGATATCAATCGCATCTTCTAAGCTAATCTGATCGCGTTGTAATGCCATCTGAATGTTAGCCTCTAATTGAGCTCTTTCTTCTTCGTCAGGAGCAACCTCGATAAAGATACCAAAGTCGTGTAAGTACAAGTCCTTGATTTCCTCTAAGATACCAACAGCATACTTGCCAATCTGCATAGTGAACTCTTCCTTGAAGTCCGAGTACTCTAAGATATCTGCAATACGAAGCGATAACGCCTCCGATAATTTTCTAGTAATAAATAAACTACCCTCTAAGATATGACGAGTAGCTGTGTTTGAATTGAGTGCTGCAAGTTTCTGCACACCAACTAATGCATCAGGGTTAGGTGTAGACGCATCACGTGCCTCGTTCAATCCTGTTACATCACGAATCATGCTCAAGTACTGATTGTACGCATTAATCAATGCTGTAATCTTACCTTGACCACTATTAGTGTTAAGCTCTTGAATAGGTACACGGCCATGGTTTAAATCACCATCGGTTGTCATGCTACGTCCAATAACACTACCCGTTTGGAAATACAAACGTAAAGCGTCTTCTGGATTGTAAGCACCACCTGTTCCCAAGTCAACCTCGTTGATACCATCAGCATCAATGAATACACCATCTGGCACAACACGCTGTAATACTTGTTGCAACTTAAGATGGGTCATTTGAATCAAGTCAGCAAAAGGAATCATACGACGGGTCAATGACTCGATGATACCCTTGTACATTCTTGGTGCTACCGCTATGTAGTTCGGTAAGGCATACTGAGAAGCAGACTTAGGGCGAACCATATTCCTAGCAAGCTCCCACTTAAGTAAATAAGGAGATCCAGGTACCATAACACCTTCGTACCATACATCAATTCTCTTCTCAATTCTTTCGAATCTTTCTTCAGTTCCTTCAGGAGGGTTGAAACTTTCATCTTTTTGGATTACACGAACGCCATTGTTCTCAAGATATTTCTTCTTGTAAACAAAGGTTTTGTCTGTTTTATAATTGAAATACAACAATGTCACAACATCTCTATTGAAGATGTCGCTACGATACGGACGCATAATGCCGTAATAATTGTACCACGCAGTTCCTAATTGCTGAATCTCTGCCAACTCCTCTTTTGTAATGTCTGGCTTAATCTTAATTAGTTCTGTGATTGGTACTTGCTTTACCTCACCCCAATAGAAGCAATCTTCAAATGTTGGAGACTCGGTGTAACTATATACAATGTTAGCGGGGTCAACATACTCCACACGAACTCCTGTTCCTGGAACAAACGAGTGTTTTACAACTCCGATTCCAATTGTTGTGATATCGTAGTCGACCCTTTTACGAACGTCTTGGTAATGGTTTAAATCTAAAATAGTGTTAATCGCCTCTTCCTCAGCAATCTCAATAGCAGGTTTGTAGTTAATCTGCATGTATAGAGAAAGCTCCTGGTCATTCTCAGGCAAGTCTTGCTCTGGCACATTGAACGCATCGATACCAAACTCCTGCTTAGTTTGAACTAAGAAGTCCTTGGCAATCATATCAGCCTCCACCATGTCTTGGAACTTCGAACGTTTCTCAGCAGACATCGCATCTTGTGCGTACGCCTTAACTTCAAATAAACGATCGTGCATTCCGTTAACAACAATGTCAACAAACTTAGGAATAATAGGCACAGGAGTCCAATCTAGGTTAATGTGAGACATATCTCCATCTACCTCGAATTGGCTTTTGTATTTAGCAATCGGTTGCTCACCTCTAGCATAAAGTCTAGTGCGGTGGAAATCAATCCATTGTGAGTAATATCGGCAGCTATTGCCTGTTTTTGCAAACCATTCGTATGAGATGCTTTGCCCAATTCTTAAGCCGTATTCCCAAGAAGCCTTTTCCTGATCAGTTGCTAACTGCGAAGGAAACTGGGTGTCGGGCATTAATATTCCAAGGGGTTTGTTCATATCTTCTTAATTCTACTGAAAGAACCAGTGTTATCGTAAGTTGCAAATTTAATGCTTATTTTTGACTCTTTTTTCTCAGGCAAATATACGTGCTTTTGATTTGCCATAATAGCATATCCTGAACTAATTGATGCGTCAAACTTTGTTCTGTCGTTTACATCGAATTTAGCCCAGTCTTGAAGCGTCTTGTTAAACGGCATATCGCCTATCTCATCAGGCTGACGGTAACTTCCTTCTAGGTCGTAACCTACATAACGCTCGATGTATGTCTCAATCGCTGTCGCGTGAGCCTGCTTGATGTCCTCACTTGATGATGGGATACCCCCAATTTCACGTTCTGTGAATGATAACTTACTTGCGTGCTTATCAGGACGATTCATTGAGAAGCCTCTGTAGCCTCTGTTCTTGAAGTGATAGAGCAAACGTGCTTTGTTATTCTCGCAAAGCAGTGGCATTCCGTAGAACACACAAGCCATCAGCACCTCTTCAAAGAATATCTCAGCTGTCTGTGGACGAGCAATGTACTCCAAGAAAAACGCATTCGATGGAGCACCCGTCATATTGAACTTAGTCAGTCCGTGCAATGATCCGTTCGAGCCACCAAAAGTAGCACCTGAGATATCGTATGGGTCACAACCGAATGCACCAATGTGCTCATTACCTGGATAGCGGTTACCGTTCTTGGTAATAAAATTGTTTCTAACTCCCGGACCCGGTAGCCACGACACAAGGAATCGACCATTTCTGTCAGGTGTCCACACAACGTGCGTATCCTTCTCTCCATTTGCCCAGTGGAAATACCCACGAGTCAGCACATGGTCCTGAATCATGCCGTCGTTGTAGTCTATCTGCTGATAGATTTTAGTCAGGTTGAATAGAGAGGACTTGGTCTCATCACGAAAGGCGTGAGACTCTGTTCTAGGGAACTGACGATAGAATTCGTTAAGTGCATCAGGGTCGGACTTCAATGAGTCCACCTCATTCTGCCAGTTGGTGATAACGCCATTCGTAATCAACTCGCCTTCCTGTGCTGAAGCAACAGGCTCGATTGGGTCTTCTAATACTGCGTGACCAAACTCGTCAATATATCCCTCAAAGTTTTGACCCATTTCAATAAATAATGAGTATAAACCCGACTTAGTCTGACCATTCGCGTTTCTTTTTCGAACATCTGAGTCATAATATAGTTTTTTATAGTTTTCTCCACCTTTATCTAATGCGTTCGATGTTGAACCCATCATACACTTACCAATAATCCTTGAACCCAAACGAAGACAAGTCTTTCTAACTCGCCAACCGTTAAGTATGCTTAGTGGCTTCTCTAACTTAGCTGCCTCATCCTCAATGAGTAGTTTTAACTTTTGACCATCGAAAGAGTTGTCGGCCGTGTTCTTCCACGTGATTGTCGTATCTAATCCATCAATCTCCTCTTCCTCCTCCTTGTCCATATTCTTGCGAGTAATCTTCGATGAAGGTACGCGGAAGGCAAGCTCTGTAACAGGCGATGAGTTACCATCACGAGTAGGCATAAAAAAGAATGGGTAGTTGTTAATGATAGGCACCACCTTACCCGTAAACATCATCTTAGCATCGGTACCTGTCTTTGACATGATACCTACCGTAGAATCTCTTGTAGATGTGGCAATGTTAATCACCTCGGAGGAGGCCATAAAAGAGAATCCAGAACGACGGTTCTTTAGGTAGCATAGGCCAAAGCATCGGTTGTCAGCCTTACACGCTTCCCAAAACAAAAAGAATATTCGGTTTGATTCACGGAAGTCTGGTTTACCAACGTCAGTCTTTGTGAACTGAAGGTACATGTAATGACTACCTGTGATATAGGTTGGTACACTATTATTAATGAACCAATACCCTTGCTCACGACGCTTGAATTGCTCTTCTATGTAATCCACCCATTGGGATTTAAACGCAGTGTCACGACGAGCCCAATCAAACTGAGTCTTAATACGAGATAACTCACGAGGGTATTCCTCTACTTGCCACTTGTTGTGCTTATAGTCAACCTTGTTAGGCGTAGCAGGAAGTGCTACCCTAAGATTCTGTATGTCGTAAATATCGCCAATAGTTCCGTCCTTAGATACAATAACAATATCGTATTCTTGGTCATAGCCATACGCCCAATCCTTCTTAGCGTTACGCTTATTAAGAATCTTTTCAGGTACAACGTTTTCAACTATCGTATATAAACTCATTTCTTTTTACTTGCAAATTTCTCAGCAAAACCTTTGTTTATCGTACTCTTTTCTTCTACCACACCATCAAGTATATTCTGCTCATCTTCAATGCGTTTAAGAATCTCGAACGCATCAAGTATGGCTAGTTTTTTTGCTTGGCTGGCCGACTTTAGTTTGTCTGCGGACAAGTCATCCTCCATGTGGGTAATGATCTTCTCCTCAGCAACCTTAATTAACTCTTCAACAGCTTTGTAACCAGAGTCAATAATGCGTCTTTTAAGCTCAGTTATTCTGTTCATCAAGTAGCATGGTTATGTTCTTGGTATACATTCGGTACACCTTCTGCCCATCAATCGTAAACGGATACTCACTCTCGGGCTCAAAGCTGACCCTGTCGCCCTCTTTTAAACCTAAGGCTAGCACTTCATCGTTCACGTACTTTATCGTGCCTACAAGGGGCTTCTCTGTGTCTGTAGTAAGTATGCCGGAGCAGTCGTTCTCAACAGGAGAAACAAACACGTAGCGGCCGATACCTTTCCATTCACCGTTTGGCTTCTTGTACGCATACGGGTCCTCCACAAAGAACAAGTTCTCTTGGAAATGATTCCAAGCAGACTTCTCTCTGCCTCGCATGTCATAGTAATACTTAAACGTGTTATGGTGCACAATGATCATGTCACCTGGCTCAATCGGACCTTCGTAGCCAATAGGCGTAGAAATAACAATAGCCTCACGCATGGAGGCTAAGTGGTCTTCCTTCGATGATGAGATAATTATCTCGCCACGTGCGTTATCATACCTCTTGTTATCACGAGGGCTGACTAGATAAAAAAATGGGCTTCTCATTGTTAGAAGTCTATATTATATTCAATTATGAACGGCATGTTACCGTTAATCTTCTTCCATAACACAACCTCATTATCCCTCTCAATAAAGATTTCAATGTCATTAGACGACACATCCTGCTTAATGAGATGGATAACGTAGTTGCCCTGTAGGACAGACTGGCCATGCATATAATTCATGGCGTTCTTGTAGTCTGACCCTATTGATACCTTGCGGATTATCATTTCTTTTTAACTTCTCCGGTGGCAAAATCAACCGTCACATCACCGTATTTGGCGTGCAACTCCTCTTGCATTGTGCGAAGTCCTAAAGAGGACTGCTCTAATTGCTTAAGGATTGATTCCTTTTCGATTTTCGCATTGTAAGCAGCAATCTCTACATCTGCTAATGCGTTACGCAATTCACGAACCTGAGCGTGAGTCGAGCGTAATTGGTCTAATTCTTCTTGTTCTAACTTTTCCATTAGTCTTTCTTAAATACTTTTAGGATTTGAGCCTTAGATATAATAGGGAATTGCTCGCTATCTTTTACGAAGTTCTTTAAAGTCTCCTGATCAGACGTGTCTAAATCAAGGACAGTTCCTTTGTTAAGAGACAAAGCCCATTCCCAGAACTTAAGAGCATCGCCCTTAGATTGTTGAACAAGTGAGTTGGCAATTAGCTTACCAGCGTTTGCGTTGTCGATTTCTTTACCATCTAAATCGACTAGATTGAAATTGAAGTTTAGTTTCATATTATATTTATTTTTCACAAATTTAAGAAATATTATTGGATTGCCAAGGGAGTCCGTAATTCTGTATAGGGGGATTTAAAAAGTTTTCTATCTGTGCATCAAGTATAGCCTCGATTTTTTTCACGTCCAACAGTTCTTCTAACCAAGATATTACCATTTCTTGGGTAACATCTTGATAGGGGGTGAAATTAGATTCGTGCGGTTTAGGCATACTTAACGATTCATAATGGTCAGCCGTAAACAAAGGAGTTCCCTCGCTTATCTGGGGAGTTCCCTCGCTTATCTGACTACTTAGATAAGACTTTTGTGCTCTGTAATGAATTACAGAAATTACTTTGTCCATTACGTCAAGGGAAGGGATTGAGTCTAATTGGCTTACGAGCCATGTAAAGTTTGCCATATTAATGTTTATTTAAGTATTTCCATTTATATCCGTAAGCTAAGTCTTGTCTGTTTTTTAAACACCTAACTATACTAGAACTATTTTTACTTCCAAATAATTCGAAAGCAGCTAATTTAGCTGACTTCCATTCTTTTATTAATTCTCCATCTTTACAATACTGAACAATAGGAATACTTCTATTTTCAGACATTTTTAATTTAGAAGCTTCAGACATTTTTTTGCCTAATGCCCCCTCGCTTAATCTCTTTCTATGCTCTGCAGTTCTAATGTAATTATATGATGGGCTTTTACCTTTTCTACCATCAGACATTTTCTTTCTTGTTTCTTCTGAAATAGGTTGTCTAGGTGGCAACTTTTTACCTTTTTTAAATTCCCCTATTTTCTTTTTTACTTCTTCGGTATGCTTAAAACCTTTTCTAGCTAAAGATATTTTATTTCGTGTTTCCTGAGATACTTTTTTGCCTTTATTCTTTTGGCTAATTCTACTTTTAACATCATCTGTTACAACCATTCCCAAGCTACCATCTCCTCCATCAGTCATATTAACAAGAGTACCTATACCAAAATCACGTCTTCCGTATAATGATATAAATTCTATTTCCTTGTTTTTTGCTTCCTCATAATCTATCTCATCAAATAAAATATCTACTCTTATCGGTGTTTTATTGACAACATTATGCCAATGTTTATTTCTGTTGTATTTAGATTTGCTCCTTTGGTATTTTAAATCATTACCAATCCCAACATAAAACACTTTATTGGTATCTAATCTAATGTGTCTGTATACGTATGCCATATACAAATTTACTTATTTTTACCCGTATATGTGTCTAATTCTGCTTTTAATTCTTTGATTGCTTGCACCATTACTGGAACTATTTTAGAATAATCTACTGATTGCATTTGCTCGCCATCTTTTATACCAGTTACTGCATAAGGTAGAACTTCAGCAAGCTCGTGAGCTATTACTCCATCCATTCTAGTTTTATCAGACTTCCATTCGTAGTTATAAACATTAATTCTATTAACCAAATCAAGACCATTTATTGATTTAAAGTCTTGTTTTAATCTATAATCTGAAATACTGTTATAAAATGTTGCTGCTCCAGTAACCGAAATAGTTCCTACTCTTGTCGTTCCACTATAAAATGATTGAATATCGCCAGTTGTTCCAAGCCTTGATAACTGCAAAGCAATATCACTTGTAACAATAAATCCAGATTCAATCCCCGGCCGAAAATAAATTCCATTTACGCCTCCATTTGGGGAAGTTTGACCAATTGTTGTTACTCCACTAAAATACGAAGTTCCTGCAACTTGAAACTTATGTCCTGCATCCGTTGTGGTTCCTACTAAAACATTTCCTCCGCTAGGATTAATTACTAAATTACCATTATTAGGAACCCTTATCATCCCTGCAGTTGCTAAAGTTCCATTAGCATAATATCCTAAAATAACCCCTCTTTTTCCGGAAGTTCCAATTTGGTCTACGTGTTCTGAAACGGATACTTCTCCGCTTGTATAACTTCCATCTCCTACAACAGAAAGTCTCATATTTGGCGCCGTCGTTCCTATCCCTACGTTGCCAGCGGAAGTGACCCTAACTTTCTCCCCTCCATTAATTAGTACCCTTAAAGGATTTGCAGTATTTACAGAAAGAATACCCTCGCCTCCTCCGTTGGTTGTTAAAATAGCAGAACCAGTTGCATCTGTTGCATAAATAGCTTGCGCCGTAACACTACCCGAAAACGTTGCACTCGTACCGCTTAAAGCTCCAGTTAATGTGCCTCCGCTTAAAGGTAGGTAAGAGGATAATTGAGAAGTTAAGGCAAGCGTTCCAGAAGTAGTAGGCAGAGCAAAAGATTGACCAATACCATTAGCTAAACCTGACTGGGCACTTATTACGCCAGTTGAAGTAATTGTACCAACTACGGTTACGTTACCGCTTGCATATAAAGCGGAATTACCCGTAGCAACAATAGAAACTGCGTGATAACTTCCATTTGTATGCGTAATTCTTAAGGCATTTGAAGCCGTTGAATTACTAATGTCTATTGTTTGTGCATTTACGTAAGAGCTAAAATTACCAAAAGTTCCGTTTAATCCTCCCGTAAGAGTACCGCCAGCCAAAGGTAGATAAGCCGTAGAATCTACTGAGCCATCTGCTTTTAAGAATTGGCTAGAAGTGCCACCAGATTTAACAATAGTGCTAGCAGTAATATTTCCAGAGAAAATAGCGTTTCCATAAAAATTATTATTAGTTCCATCCCACTTGTACTTAATATTACCTTGACCATCAGCCAAAACAATATTATTTGAAACATCCCCAAACGAAGCTATAGACCCACCAATAATTGTGTTATAAGAACCTGTTGTCAGTCCGTTTAAGCCTGAACCAGGTCCAATAACAGTATTGTACGATCCTGTAGTAATATACTTTGCAGTATTATCACCAATCGCAATATTTATATTTCCTGAAATTGCACTAATTAATGTTTCTGCACCAATTGCAACGTTCCCTACACCTGTTGTGTTGTTCCATAAAGGGCGTGCACCAATCGCCACATTTCGATAGCCAGTTGTGTTTAGACGCAAAGCCTCGTATCCTAAAATAACGCTTTCTCCTCCTGTTCCAGCTCCTTTGCCTACAAGAACGCCATTCACCGTTAAGTCGTAAGGTCCCAAGTTGACAGCACCGGTAGCTCCTGTGTAAGGCACATAGCCACTTAAATCTGGAGCATAATTCGGAATATTAAATACGCCCGTTACTGAGTCGTACGTTGCAGCACCCGAACTACCTGTGGTAGTAAGTGACACAGCACCTCTTGCTCTTGCGTTTGTGAAGTATAAATTCGTTAACCCTTCAGGTACATCAGATGATACTAACGACACAGCACCAGTGTAGCCGTTAACCGATACAACAGCATCTGTGTTATCAACTTGTTGCCAAGCAGTGCCATCGAAAATAATCCAGTCTCCTAGATTCCAGTCCGTGATGCCGTCAATGTTAGTAGAACCCGAAACAGACACAATATAGTACCAACCTGTGTTACCAACACCTGACGTAATAGTCGGTGTGTTAGTAGCAGCGTTCCAAGTACCCTTATAAATCGATCCTCCAACTAAGCCGTTTATTTGGTTCTGAACCTTACCAAACGCCTCAAGGATTGTATCCGTAGCCACAACCGTGCCACCCGTGATGTTCACACCTGTTAGCAACTTGCCTGTTACAGCCGGAGTTGACAATGTAACCGCAGCAGCACCTGGGCCACTAGCTGTAGCCTCACCTGTTAAGGATGTGATGTAGTTGCCTGCATCTTGCTTATTATTAAATGTAGTCCAATCTGTAGGAGTCAATAGTCCTCTATTGACCGCACTAGCAGATGGGATATTTAATGTAATCGTACCACTACTTGTTATTGGTGAACCAGATACGTTAACATCTGTACCTGATGTACCCAATCCTACAGCGATACTAGTTACGGTTCCGACTGACCATGTTCTGTTGGCAGATAAGTCGTATGACGTTCCGTTAATGGTAAGTGTTGTAGCCTCGTCAGCAGGAGTGTAGCCTAGTACATCAACAATGCTTCTATTTCTCCACAACTGAACACCTGAAATAGTCTGCAAGAATAATCCTTGGCCATCTATCTCCGGAGCACTAATCAATACATCAGATGACTCACTTAACTCCTGAGTGTTCTGAATCTTAACTAATACCGACCCGTTTCCTCCCGCCTTCTTGATTACGTAACCAATTAGCACCAAGTGACTTGGACTTATCGGTTTTGTTGTTGTAAATCCACCAGGTGTATCAGATAGCCATAACAAATCACCTTCACTGAAAGCTAATGTGTTTAATCCGTTAACAATTCCACTAACGGTAATAAATCCATCTGCTCCGTTTAGTATTGTTTCGGTAATCATACCGATGGTCGCAGCAGAAGTAGATTCTGTCGCTGCACTAGCTAATGCTACCGAAGGTAGGTTTCCAGTTGATCCTGTTACATACACCAACTGACCATCTGTTAAAGTTGATCCTGTATTATTGTGAACTAAGATACGCTCCTCTTGACCAATCTGTAATGTTGTGTCTCCATCGCCGTCAACTAAAGCAACTGTTCTATTGGCAGCATCCCAATACATTGTACCTACTGCTGTAGGTGTACCTGTAGGTGTTAAATCAAACCCTACATATCCTGCAGTAATACCTTTTTCTCCTAGGTTGACATTATTTGTTGCACCTGTGTAAGGCACATAGCTACCAGCTAACTTATTGATAGCTGTTAGGATTGTATCAATAGCTGTAATTGTTCCTAGTGTCGGGTTGTATCCTGTAATAGGAGAAGCAATCGCTCTAGCTTGCGTGAAATATAAATTAGTCGACTCCGTTACCTGGCTTGTGTTGTAATCGCCACTAACAGCCACCACAGCACCTGTTCTTCCAAATACAGAAGTAACTAAGTTTGTGTCCTCGTCAGTCCAAGAAGCGGTGATTGTACCGCCATCTTGCTGAGTTAATGTAAGCGTTTTTGTTGACGTTCCTGTTACCGCAGCCGATACAATTGAGTTATCGTAAGCTAAGTCCCACTCTCCTTTAACTGTTGGGTCAATCGACACATCAGGAATAGAGCCTTCGCTAACAATGATAGGGAATGTACCTGTGATTTCGGTAATAACATTTGCTCCCGCAAAGTATCCCATCACAACGGGTTCGTTCTTTAGTATTGTAAACGACTGACCACCTACGTAAGAGAGAGTCATTAAGTAGTACCAATCACCATCTGGCACCAATGAATCCACTGTATAAATAGCGTAAGCACTTGGTGAGTTAGGAAGGTGAATTAATATATTATTACCAACCCATTCGTTTTCAATAAACGCACCTGGTTGGGTATTTCCTAATGTTAAAGCAGATACACGCAATACGCCAGCAAGGTTATTGATATTAATTGTATCATCTAACCAATCGACCTTCATGAAGGTCTTCTCAGGCTGAGGCTGCGTGTTATTGTATGGAAGAAACTCCCAAGAGAATTGACCAGTGTCAATAATAGCCGACTTATTGAAGTAGGAGGCTAGGGCATTTGTCGAGAAATTCTTCGTAATCTTCCCTGGAGTGTTCCAGTCGCTACCGACAAGAAGGTCTTGTCCTGTTACATTGGTATCCTTAGGGTAGGTTGATATTTTACTCATGTGTATATCTGCTTATTATCTAGCAAAAATACGCAAAATTATAGATACTATTTTCTAAACAAAAATTTCAAGTAAATAAATCCAGCAATCACTAGGCTCTCGATTAGAATAGTAATTACAGCCCAAGTAGGAACTCGGTATTTAATAATCTCTACGTTTTTCGTATGCACACTAGACTCACTTTTACTTCTGTACTTATCCTCGTACACGTGAGCGATTGAATCAATGTCCACAGAGGCTTGAATCTTGCCACGTACGGAGCGAATTACCACTTGCCCTTGTGGTATCTTGATCTTGCTATAGAACGTGCTTAAAATGCCAGAAGAATCGCACGGGTTGTCGATGATCAAGGTGTCATGTACGGCCGGAAGTATCTTCGCAGAACGCTCAATCTTAAACGTATCTACACGTACAACTTCTTTATATTCTGTCACCGTTTTAACTGGACGACAAGAAGCAATAATCACAAATAATAATAAGATTAACTTTCGCATACTCGTTTTTCGTTTCCTTTGTATGGAATATACATTGTCTTTGTACCCTTCTTTACCGCGATAAGAATCTCACCCTTGTTCAATCCATCGCCATACGCCACATGAACCCAACCTAACTTACCGTTAGCGTCCGGAAACTCAGCAATAAGTTGTTTAAACTCAAGGTTGTCTTTTATCCAATGAAAAATGTCATTGTTACTTACCTCAGATGACGAACCATCCATATCTATGTCAATGGCTCTGCCATAACAGTGGTCCGATGTCGTCGATCCACCTACTGCTGCATTCAAAGCCTTTGATCTGTAGCCTGAGCTGATATTGATTGGAGTAGCGAAATGCTCTCTGATAGGTTGAAACACTTTTTCTGCAAGTCGCTTGAGATTCTCTAAGTGTTCTGGTGTGGGATTATTAGATATCCCTTTTCTTTTGGCTGACTCAGAGCGAGTCACTTCCACTAAATCTAAATTAGGTGATAATTTCATTTGATTATTTGTCTGATTAAGTCTTCGTTAAAGAAATGCAAAAATACAAATAAAATATCTATACACATGGCCACAGCTACTATAGCTCCAACCATACGAATGGCTGTTTTCATCGTCCTTGGCCTCTGTTCTTTTTTGTTGGCTTATCTTTTGGACCACTTGTTTTTGAGTGCTTACCCTTGCGTCTTACGCCAAAGGTAACCTTCTTGACATCAACTGTTTTTGCCATTGATTGATTTCCATCCCGCTATCCCCAATGAAGATGCGGCAAATGTTAAAAGTGAAACAAATATAAATTCTTCAATAACTAATTGGCGTCCAATTAGGCCAGAAATAACAACTGCTAAAACAATAATGACGATAAGGGCAATAGCAACAAAAGCAGCCACAGACTGCTCATTGATGTCATTCGAATCCTTAAATATTCGCCACATTGTTACTTTCCTTTAATCAAGTTATACAACTTAAAGCCTGTGTAGATAATTGACACAGCAAGCAATCCAACCCGAAGCATCGCCTCGATATTGGTGAACGATAACATCAAAGTCATCGCATTTAGGATTCCTATTTTCAAGTCCTCTTCTGTCATCTTACCAAAGAGCTACAATAGCGGTAGCTGTAGTACCTGTTGCAAAAACACGAAGAACGCGAACCTGAAGTGTTGTACCTACTGGAACTGCCGTGAATGTTACCTCATCGCCACCGATAGTAAGAACCTTTAAGTTTCCTGCTCCACCAATGTAAAGGATGCAACCTTCGTCATTTGTGCCTCCTGAGACACTAGGGATATTAACTGTATCTGATGGCGTTACTGCTGCAGCACGGCCAGATTGAACGTAATTTAAAACACCCATCTTATTTCTTCTTCTTGTTTTTCATTGCAGCCTGAGCATTCTCAGCATAGTGCTTACGTGCAGATGGCTTCAACTTTTGATTACTAGCTTCTTTGATATCGAACGCAGTCTTTTTGCTAACTTTTTTCATCTTATGAATTATTTGAGATACAAAGTTAATTATTTTTTCTTACCACCTCTAGCCCGACGATCACCTGCTGAATTTGATTTCGATCCGCGGTTTTTTCTTGCTGATTCTTCTATAATCCTACCATCTTTTTGATGCGACATATCTTTGGAATCCCCATCCCCGTACTGGCCACGTTGTCTATTAACCCTATTCAACTCCACACGCTTAGCGACTTGGTCGGCACGCTTATTGTAACGGGCTTGATAAGCCAAACGCTTCTTTCTAGCCTCCTCGTTGTGCTTGTAGAACTCTGAAGTTTCTCCCATTACGATCCTTTTACCCATTTCTTAGATGGTGATGCTGTTTTTGACGGAGCCCACTTAGTAACATTAGCCCAGTACGCCGCAGACATCTTGCCCTTAGCAATATTCTTGGCATGACGAGCCTTAAATGCCTCACGCTGACCTGCAGTTTGGTTTGTCTTAACGCCTGCTTGCCCAAAACGAATCAGTTTCACCTCATCGCCTTCTTTAGCAAGCACTACATGGGACCTTCCTCCCAATGTCTGTCTCTTAGGTTTATTTACACCCTCAAGACCATAACGATCCAACATTTTTTTAACGTCTGCCATTCTTCTTTTTAGCAATAATCTTCTTTTCTTGCTTGAGCATTTCCTTAGTTGGCTCCTTTCCGCTACCGGATTTGGCACGGATATTGTTCCACAATGAGTTCTCGACGCCTAATTTGTTCAGCTTCTTCATTAGCACATTTTCTTGATTGCTTTTGCAGCTTTCACTACTTTAGCAACCTTCACAGCCTTCTTTGCAGGTGCGATTTTAGAAATACCCATTACCGACTTAGGCATTGGACGTGTCATTGGTGTTTTTTCTTGCTTTGGCATGGTTACATTCCCTTTTAAAAACTTCATCGCACCATCCAAGGAATCCTTGGACTCGTACTTTGCCGCTTTGCTTATGATATTTTTCACTAGTCGTTAAATTCTGTTGGAGCTAAAGGCATCTTCGAGTTACGAACCTTCATTGTTGCCTTATCAATAACGCCCTGATAACGCTCTGCGATTGGTGCATAGTATGCATTCTCCTTGCGAATACGATCAATACGCTCAGCAGCAGCTTTATCTTGTGCAGGAGCTAAACCTAAATTGCGATTCTTTTGAAGCATTGTACGCTCATCTTCACGCTCAACCTGAGCCTTTCTCATACCACCAACAACTTTCTTTAAGTCGCCAACAGTAGTCATTGATTTTTTCTTATCCATATTCTTCTTATTATTTGACAAAGATAAGTAATTTTGTAATATTAATATATAATCGAATGTCAATCAGAACATACATGAAGCCTCGCAAAATACAGCCGAGGACTATCAAGGTAAGGGAGTATAAGTCAAAACCAATCGTAGTGAATCGCTTCGAAGTGAAACGTGACTACCTAAAATACATCAAAGTAGTGCGTGCGTGGGCTCGTCATAAGCACGGATTGGGCCTAGAAGACTTCGAAATGCTGTGCTATCTGTACTCCGAGCACGTTTTTGACGCCAATCAGTTCGACCAATACTGCCAAATCTTTAATTTTACCCAAAATAGACGCAAAAGTCTAATGGATAAAGGGCTTGTGGTACATTTTCGCAAGCCCGAACCACACAAACGCGCTATTTATGAGCTTTCTTACAAAGCCAAGACCATCATACGCATGGTTTACGAGATGCTCAACGGAGAACGACCCGTGCCTAAGCTATCTGACATCAAACCTATACAACCACAAAGACCCAACCACTTCGCCAAAAGGCAATATGATCGGGTCATTGGTCGAATGAATAAGAAGTTTTAGTCAGGTGGCCGGCCGGGAAAACCCCTGATGCGACCCATAGCCACCGACTAATATTTTTAAAGGCTGAATGTGTGTCAGCTTACCATTTAAACTACTTTGAACGTCTCAATGTATCCTTTTTACAGTCATAGTATCAACTAGCCCTTGTACTTCGGGTAGATAACGCTTCTACTAGCTCAATGGCTAATACCAAAGACAGCACGCTTTTTATGCGTAGTAGTCACCTTTAATTTTTTAAAGATTAATTGTTAGCGTCTTAACAACCATCATCTGAGCAGCCAATATGTCCATTAATGCTCTTTCTGCTAACTGCTCTTTTAATACCGTAAGGGTACCGTGATTGTAAGAAAATAATTTAGCATCATAAATCATATCTGCTAACTCAGCACATAGTGCTTTTGCTCTAGCAACCTTATCATCTCCTGATGGGTTGAATGTTTTGCCTACTAGCTTTTCTCCTGGTGTAAGTTCTGATGGGTGTGCTTCTGCTGTCATATTTTATTTGATTTAGCCGAGATAACAGGACTCGAACCTGTGTCTTCCAAGTTTCCATAGATGCGTCTACCATTCCGCCATATCTCGAATTTGCCCGTCTTTCCGGGCTGTCAAGTTTGTTAATCAAAGTTTGGACAGACAAATTTACTACTTATTGTCTGATTTACAATACCACCACCACATCTTTCTCAGTGATGACCGTATATAGGTCCTCATTGATGCGGATGGAGTGACCGGCCGCACGATCAAAGTAGATAAATGCCCCAGGCTTGATGCCATCCACTGTTGAACCAGCAGCAACGACTGTTGCTTTTTTGTATCTAACTTCTCCTGCGTCAGAGACAGTCATGATTAACCCCCCAGCCGACTTTGTTTCTTCGGCTTGAGGCACTATTAAGATATTTTTTCCTATTACGTGAAATCCCATTGTGTTTATTTTTTTATTAAAATCAGTATTATTACTACTCAAACCGTTACATTTTGTAACGCACTTCCGAATTTGGTAACATTTTGTTACAGATTTTGGCAAAATTTGTTACAGAACTCGGAAAAGACTACATCTGCCTTACGTTAGTGATGACCGTCTCCGTAGATAGCAAGGTCGTTGCTACGCTTACAGAATTTTTTAGGGCTTCTTTAGCCACTTTCGTCGGGTCAATAATACCAACGCTCATCATGTGGCACATCGCCCCATTAGACACATTAATACCAACACCCTCCTTAGTCAAGATGTCGCCATCCATCTCAAGCCCTGCGTTCGACAATATCTTGCTCATCGGAGCAAGCATCGCCACCTTCAGTATCATCGCACCCTTGTTCTCGATCTGAATCTTAGCCGCGATATCCTTCAAGGCCACGCCACCACCTGGCAGGATACCCTCCTCCAAAGCAGCCTTCACCGCACACACCGCATCGTCCACCCGGTCCTTCTTCTCCTTCTGCTCAATGTCTGAGTTTGCTCCCACCTTAATCACACCAACACCACCCCCCAGGTTCGCGATACGTTCCTTCAAGAACTCCTTCTCAATCGCTGAGCTCTCAACAGCTAACTGCTCTTGTAGCTCCTCGACTCTCTCCTCACCTGCACCCTCTGCTCCAAAAATAATCGTATTGAACCTGCCACTCACCACCTTACCTGCTCTTCCTAGGTCGTCGATGCTTGCCATCAACAGGTTATCACCCGTCTGCTCACTGAAGTACTTAGCACCCGTAGCGGTCGCAATGTCCTGCATGATCTGGTGACGCTTATACCCAAACGATGGCGGGATGATCGTGCACACCTTCAGGCCACTCTTGATCTTGTTTACGTTCAATGAGTTCAGAGCATTCTCCTCTAGCTCACCAATAATCAATAGCGACTTCTTGCCTTGCAAAATAAACTCAAGCATCGGCAGGATATCGTTCAAGTTACCGATCGGCTGGTCAGTCACCAAGATGTATGGCTTGTCCATCACAGCCTCTTGCTTCTTGTGGTCTGTCACGAAGTACTTGCTCGTGTAGCCTCTGTCTATCTTCATCCCACTGACCACCTCAGAGTAGGTCTCAGCCGTTGCTGAGTTCTCGACCGTCACCACACCACTTAGACCAACCTGGTTATAGGCATCAGCGATAATCTGCCCAATCTCCGCGTCACCATTGGCAGAGATAGTCGCCACATCGACGAGCTTCTCAGGGGTAATCTCTGTGGACATCTCCGTTAGCTCATCTGCTACTTTCAACGCAGCCTCTTGAATGTCTCTCAATACTTGAGTGACATTGTCCTCTGGTGTTATCAAGTCCGTTGCAGCATGGATAATGGCTTGAGCTAGAACCATACTGGTTGTCGTGCCATCTCCTGCCGAGTTAGCTGTCTTCTCAGATGCCTCACGCATGATCATAACCGCAAGGTTCTCGGCCGGGTCCATTAGATTAATGGCTTTGGCCACAGAAATTCCATCCTTCGTTACAACAATTCCGGCTGTGTGGTTCTCTGACTCAATCAGCACCGTTCTACCTCTAGCTCCAAGTGTTGACCCTACTGCGTTCGCAATCTTGTCTACACCTCTAATTAATTTCTGTCTGCCTTCATCTCCGAAGACAATGTCTTTTACAATCATTCTATGTATTTGTTTAAATTAAAATCAACCATTTACCTTGTGAATCTCTACCCTCTGCTGGCGGTCTTCCGTTCCTGAAGTAATTCAGCTTAGTCAACCACTTGTAAAACAACTGAGCGGTCAAGTAGTAGTTCCTCTTATTAGCCGCAGTGTAATAATGCAACCCATCTAATTTCTCATCAGCAAACTTCTTCTTCACCTTCTTAGCTCTGATCCTTTCTCCTGATGGTATGTTTTGCGACCACTCAAAAAAATCAACACTGGTCTCGTGTATAAAACGCTCAACCGAAATCTTCTTCAACGGGCTTGACTCATCCATCTCCCCATTGTAGAATACCATGTACTTACCAAACGTAGAGTTCATCTCCTTGATTTGGTATCCCTTGTCTTTAGCATACTCCCTTAGCATATTATTGAAATGCTGCTTCGAATAATCCTTTCGCAATCCCAAAGGGCTATTCAAAAAAGAAGAAAGTAGACTCGCTGTAAGAACCCGCTCTCCCAACGGTAATTCCAATTTATCCAGCCATTCTTTCATTTGTCTATTAATCATGTGACAAAGTTAATAAAAACAAATTAAAAGTGCAAGGATTTGTGAATAAACCTATTGAATAACACCTATTTCTATGAGTTAAATATAGCTAACTAACTGATAATCAGTAAATAATTATTAATTATACCATATTATGCAAACTTTACTCCTACTTATCTCTATATACTCTTATATAGAAAGTGTATTTACCCTTAATATATATTTTTATATTTTTCCTCTTATAAAGAATTAAAGTAAGTAAATATAATAAAATAGAATAGTTAAGTAACTGAAAATCAATAAGTTAGAAGTCGCCTACTTTTGTGTACAAAATTATTTGCTCATACACTTATACACATTTATTACGCAAAAATGGAAAATAAAAAAGACCCAAGCTATAAACTTGAGTCTGATTCTAGTATTCAAGATCAAAGATCTCGAACATTACTTCTTCTTAGGAAAGACACCTTTCTTCTCCATCTTCTCTACCTTCTTGCCCTCCATCTTCTCGTGTTTCATCTTAGCAGCCTTAGAAGCATACTTCTCCTTGCCACCGTATTCTTTGATCATTTTTGCCATTGTTGTTTTTGTTTAGTAAAATGCAAATATACGATTAGAAAAATAGGGGTTGGGGGTAACACCCCCATCTCAGCCGACCGGGCCCGAAAAGGAAACGACCTGGATCGAGGTACGGGGGGTGCGAATTGGGAAAAAGTTCGGAGGATTTTTGCCTTATCTTGCGTGCGGGACACGGCGTGAACGCTCGGATATAATTTGGCTTGAATAGCCCCGCAACGTTTAGATATTTATCTAACTATCTAACCTTTCCGACTCGAAGCGTTTAGACATTTGTCTAATTATCCCATTGCAAAGGATCTTTACTTTTAACATTATGTTAAATAGAATTTTTAGGCTCGTCTAAAAATTTATTTCGGGAGGACAAAAATAAAAATAAGGGAGGGGAGTGACTCGCTTGCCCCCGCCACAAACCTAACATTATGTTAAATAGAATTTGAATTACCACAAAATTAGGCTCAAACTATTGCAAAAATATCCTTGCATTTTTTAAAGAACTTTTGCCTAATTAGGCTTTATTCATTGCATTTTTCTAATAATGCTAAAAAAGTTTTCAACAAGTACTTGACAAGTATCTGAAAAAATACATTACTTTGCATCAACAAAAACGCAAAACAATTTAATCACCTTAAATAATACTATTATGGAATTTACAAGAATTAATAACGATGTTAACGGGAATCCTCGCTACGTAACCCATTTTTTAAATATACCTATTGATGGCGAAGGCTTAAGCATTAGCGAAAAATACGCTCTTGCATGCAAGAAGGCGAACACAATAGGCGGGAGAAAATACCACACAAAATCCTTTGGTGGTGGTATTGTGTTCCAATCTTACAATATTAAAGACTTAGAAAACGAAATTAACAACCTATAAAAATACGCAATCATGAAAAAGTACACACAAATCCAAAAGTTAGTTTACAAAATGTTAACAGAAAACACGGGCGTGCACTTCCTCGATTCTGGTGGGACAGATGGCCGGATGTGGCAACGCAACGCAAAGAAAACAATCGAAGACTTTGCAAATGAACCAGCGGAACTATATATAAAATATAGAAACGATGATTATATCGAGCGGAGTGTATCAGTGTTCCATTATATATCAACCATGTACGAATTAGACTCTATCTGTGATAAATTCAACCGCATTAAATCCACAGACTGGGACGGCGATTTCTACGGAGTATCCGCAAAGCATCAAGCATTTTTAAACGAGATCGGATATGATAAAAACCCCAGAGAATGGAACACGTACAACGGAGACAGCGACCTGTCCCAAACTTTACAGGGTGTCTCATTGCGTTTATTTGTAGACGGGCAATATGAGGACTACGCACTTATTCAAATACACAACGGGTCAGACGTTCGCGGAGGGTACACAGATGCAAAGTTATTCAAGGTAGATAATTGGGGTGACCACATTTGGGAATACAAATCACAAAGCGAAATTGAAGATGAGTTAGAATATATCACCGTGATAGATGAGCACGGGATAGAATACACCGCAGAAGAATTAAATATAATCGCCTCAAACTAAATAAAAATGAACGTAACGATAAACATTTTAGAACTGGCTAGTGAACTGGCCCACGCTGATTTAATACTTCATATGCATTATGGTTCAGTATACAAAGACGGCGAAGACTCGACGACATACACAGAAGAGGCCCAAGATGAGTTTAATGAGTTATATGATAAATACTATTCAATTATAGAATCATGCGCAAATTCAGAATAAATCCACAGATAGGACGAGCTAAATATAGTATTAGTTCGCACGATGGAATCAAAACCCACAAAGATGGGAGCGAGTTCTGGGACATTGAAATTTTCAAAACTAAAACGGCCTTCGAAAAGGCGATAAAAAAATATGAAAAATCTTAGCACGCGAGAGCTTATAAAAGAGTTGCATAATAGGGGTATCGAATGTTTCGATCCCAAAGAGTGGGCAGTAGACCAAACGGTCTGGCCTATTGATGAGGCCATCGAGATTCAAGAGCATTTAAGGGAATTATATGAGGAAGAATTCGAGCTACCACGCGAAAAGCTAATGGAAATTTTAAATCAGGTATTATCATCTGAAAGGATTCGAGAATTTACACTCAGTATTTTAACTCATGAAATAAAAAAACATTTAATAGAATAATCATGGCACGCAAAATCATAAATCAAGGCGAGTATAGCCTCCACGTGGTGGCCTCCGAGGGTGGGGTCATCATTGTAAAAGTATTCAAGCGAGGCGATAAAGACCTGATTGAATGCTCAATTTTCACCGAGCAAGGCGAAGCATTAACGGACTATATTAGCCAGTTCACCACCAAAACCGAGTCAATTACTCAATTTTTAAATACAATTTAAGATGGCAAACATTTGTTTTAACTACATTCAAGCCTTTGCACATCCTGAGGCACTTGATAAACTTCGCGATCACTTGATTAAAGACAAAGATGTGGACATAGTGGACATTGGCGATCCGATCGATGGCGAACTAACATTCACCGTAGAGTCTAGATGGTCACCACCTGCGGAGTGGGTATGTGAACTAACTGAGAAGTTCTCAGGCGTTTTAATTGAATGCGAGTACGGGGAAATTGGCTCGGACATATGGGGTAAGTTTGGTTTTCGGGATGGTGTGTTATTGTTTACAATGGAATTACCATACCTTGAAGGCAGGCACAAATCTATGGTGTGGAATGAGTTCCTTGAATGCGAGGTGTTACGTAGGCTAGATAGTGCGGATTCATTCGAGGGTTTTATTGAAGACTTTACTTTCTGCAGTGAAGAAGAAATAAACGAACTAAAAGAAATCTATTATGAGAATTAAAATAGAGGCAATGTACCTAGACTGGTTGAACAATTTCATTACGCTGGATGCTTTCGCAGATTATTACGAGATCAGTAAGTTTAAAGCACTTAGAGTTATCAAAATCGGTAGACAATTAAATGGATTTTAACGAATGGGCAAAGTATTCGGGGATAGGGAGTACCTGCGAATACGACGATAGAACGATGCAGTTCATCGAGCAATACAATAACGCAACATTTCAAACTTACATGGACAATGAAAGAAAGAATAGAGCAATTCAGAGAGCTGATCAGATCAGGGCTCAAAGGGGGGAGATTTTATCTACCCACAGCAAGCGGTCGAACGGTGCAGTTCCAGTTCACCAAGGACGCGATCACCAAGAAGTTCATCCTAAAATGTTTCGATGGAAAGGACTGGTTATGGACAAGCTACGACAATGTGTCCGCAAATTTACTCAAGGATTTTAACGAGATAATCGAGCAGTACAATGACTAACATGAAAGAAGAGTTTTTAGAAGAAGTCAAAGGCAAAGAGGTTCTTTGCGTGGACTTGAAGTATGGGTACGACTGGGTCGACCCTGACGATGATGAGAGGCCAGTAGTAATTCAATTAGTTGCGGCTTACTCGCAAGAAGAGTATGATAAGTTTTTAGAGAAGATAAATTTTGAATACGATGATGGCTTTGGCTCGCAATTATTATCAGGCATTATTTGGTACAAAGATGGTACTTGGTCTGAGCGTGCCGAGTACGATGGGTCAGAGTGGTGGTCATACAAGTCAAGGCCACGGCTCCCTTTATACTTGTTGCCATGAAAACTAAAATAATCATTTGGATCGTGACCTTAGCGGTTGCAATAATCGGACATATACTATGAACACACTACATTGGATTGCGATTGCATTGTTTGCATCGGCATTATTTTCAGGCTTGTTATTATTTATCGAGGCCACGTTTTTATTATTCACCGCTGGTGTGTTGGTGTTAGCCATCGCCACTTATGTAAAAGATCGTGCAGAATCAAGGGACTAAAGCGACCATCTTACTGGTGGGTATCGCAGTATTATTAATCTTATTTTTTATTATAGTATGATTATATCAGACGTAGAAAAAATCGATAGAATCGCAAGGCGAATTTGTTATCGGCATCGTATCCGCAAGAGGGATATGTTTTTAAACACGAAGGCTTTCCCGATCGTATCGGCTAGGCATCATTTTTACACGCTATGTGATATGGAGGGCATAGCGATATGGGAGATACAGCGGTACTGCGAGCGGTACGGGTATCCGATTGACCATGCGAGTGTGTTGTATGGTATCACTAAGATGAAGGAATTTGAAAAGAATCAGACTGGCACTACTAACTTGGTGACGGCTAAATCAAAACAAGAACTAGCAAGAGAACGCGATGGAAGAAAAATTTAACGTGGCAGAGATTGCCTTCAAACAATTTACGATCGGTGTCATCATTGGCATCACCGGCACATTGAGTGCATTACTATGTATTTACATTTTAATTAATCTAAGCTAATGGAAAATCAAACAGCAGTAGACTATGCAATTTCTAAACTGGAAAAATTTATTGAACCAGGAAATCAATTAGTCATTAGGGTTATACGGGACAATGCCAAAGATATGGAGAAAGAGCAACATAGTAACACTTGGAATCATGGTAGCTATTCTTTATTAGACCATGGAAGTGGGGAAGATTTTGAACAATATTATTTCGAAACCTATGGAAAAACTAATTAGATCACGCAAAGGATTCGAGGAATCCGATATGCGATGCCCCTGGTGCAAGCATGAACACGACCTGGTGGTGGTAGAGAAGTTATTTGTCAAGTCAGGCAATAAGTTAACCATGAACCTAGTCTGTGATGAGTGTGATAAAACAATGCAGTTGCAAAAGCATCGGCAGGGTCACTTTACATTTTACCCTTACATCGACCACAAGAAGCGTAGACTACGGAAGACTGGTTGGGTACAAACTAAATTCTATGCACCGATAGACTACGCAAGCGAATGGGCAAAAAGATAACCACCGCTGGCCTTGCGAGCAAGGTTAGGCGTGCCCTCAGGCAGAGAGGGTTACGCTATTCGAGTATGCTTGGAGGCAATAACATTTTGGTACTAAAATCAAGTGGTGAGTACCATTACCTGCTTATCCAGTTTGAGGATCTTCCTGCGTACTGGTCACACGACCAGAGGCATTTTAATTTTAAGATAGCGTACGCTATTAGTTACGAACAGATCTTAAACGCAATAGATAGATATGAAAACATTGATAATGTTACTCGTGTGCCTGAGAGTGGGGCACGATCCGAAGCGGTCTGAACCTGAGGTGGTGACAGATTCATTTATGATGGACACCTTTGAGCCCATCGCTGATTTTGAGAAGGTATATTTTGACGAACAAAAAGGATTACAGCAATGGACGAGAATAAACTGTACACAGCCATAGAACATGCTATCATCAAATGGGTTATTGATGGTACCAGGACAGCAGGTTCGTTAACAAGAGAGATAATTTTAATAATAGAACAACAAGTCAAATGAAAAAGAAGAAGGGAGAACCAGAATTAGAATTAAGTGGAGTATTGATTATCAAGACTAGCAAAGGAAATATCAGGCAGGTTATGCTTACTGAAAGAGAGGCTGATGCTGTATTATCGCTTGCCAGGGCAATGCACTCCGGACAACTTAGGGTTAGTGAAAAAGTTTTAGAAGGTATAACATTTTAAACAACAAGACAATGACAATACAACAATGGCTTAAAGATGTTTACTATGATGAGTATGGACAATACTTGTGGTCTAAACAATCATCAGATGGTGGTAGTCAAATGATTGCTGAGATAAGAGGTTGGGGTGCTACACAGAACTCATTCCCTTATCAGGAACAAGCTACTAAATTCCAAGATGAAGTGGGTAAGTTTATTGCTGATGCTATCAATGAGAAGATTGATAAGTCACATATTGTACAAAAAGTTGTATCAGAAACATTAGAACAGTTGTTGCCACAAACAGCAGCTGGTCAATGGGTTAAGTTTGACTTCTATGACCTAAGTACACGACCAATAAAATCTGGTAAGTATCTAGTATGCAGAAAGGATGGTAACATACATTGGGAAACATGGAATACATCAGGATGGGCATACAATCACAATTCAATCACGCACTGGGCAGTGATTAAATCACCTAAACAAGAAGAAAATGACTAATGAACCAATAATTAGAGTCAATATGTCAGAAGATACATTTGATTTTCTTAATATATCTTCTTCAGTAATTTATATAAACGAAGAGAGATACTTTCAACCAGCACCAGTTTGGTATAAATCTACAGATGTGCCTGGTGAGTTTGAAGTATTTTTGGAAAATCCACTCAACCAAAAAGACAATGCCTGAATTTACAGCAGAGGTAGAAATATCTGAATGGGAGTATGTGCGGGAGTGCACAGACTCTGAAGTCTCAAGACTAATCAAAGAGATATATAGTCAACACGAAGAAGTATGGGAGTATGAGTTAAATAAATATAAGGCAGAGTTCAAAGCTCCCGACACTAGCTCTATTGCTACCACAGAATTCTTTGAGGCAATGCAAAAGATTAGCAATAACTATTTAAGATTATCATTTGAACAAGAGGAAATCATTTTAAATTTATCTAAATCATTATGACACAAGAACAATTCAACGAGGCGTACGATACGCTATATAACCATGCGATGTCCATCAGAGAGGCAAAGCAACCTGAGTACACGCTAGAGAATGCAGATATTCTGCACAACTTTAAAGAGTCAGCCAAGCGTGCGGGCATTAGCCCATTACAAGTGTGGTCAATCTTTTTTGACAAGCAATTAAGCTCGGTGCAGGCCCATATTAAGAACCCTGGGCTACCTCAGGCAGAGCCTTTAGAGTCACGCTTTGCAGATTTATATAATTATTTACTGCTTGGCTATTGTTTATTTCAGGAAAAAAATTAAATTTGTGCATCATTTTAACTTAATATAATAATGGAAAAAACGAAATCAGTATTCGAGGTACTCTCCTCGATCAACCTCTCGTCTAAAGTAGAAAAGAGGGGTAACTTATCCTACATCTCGTGGAGTACAGCCTGGAGTGCTGTAAAAGAAAAATTCCCAGACGTGCAACGTACTGTCTTTGAGACTACAGAAGGTGTTAATTATTTTCACGATGGCATGACTGCATTTGTGAAGGTTGGTGTTACGATTAACAACATCGAGCATCTGGAATACCTCCCAATAATGGATATGCGTAACGCATCCATTCGATTAGAGAAGATCACATCGTTTGATGTAAACAAAGCCATACAACGATGCACAGTTAAAGCATTAGCACTTCATGGTTTAGCATTGAACATCTACAACAAAGAAGACTTCCAAGACGAACCAGCGACTAAGTTACCGACTAAGACACCGACTAAGGTGGAGTTAGCAGTTGGGGATGAAAATTGGAGCAAGGTGGTCAACTATGTTGTTGATAACATTGGCCTCAAGTCTGAGGATGTGTTCAAGAATCTATCCAAGAAGTACGAGTTATCAGATGAGGTCAAGTCAGCAATTAATAAACTTAAGAAGTAATGGAGACTATATTTAGAAAAGGAGATAGGGTATTTCATATTCATTATGGGTGGGGTACTGTTAAATTAATAGATAGTGATATGCCAGAATTTCCTGTAGGTATATGTTTTGACCTTGAGGAGAGATGCTGGTTTACACATGATGGCAGAGAATTAAATTGGGAAAAACCAACTCTATCCTTCACCGAATACACCCTTCAGGGGTTCTCTCAGGAGCGACCTGAGGAGTTGCCTAAACCAGGTGATATTTGTTGGGTAAGAAATGAATTTCCAAGCGAATGGGAAGTCGGATATTTTGTCAAGAAAGATGGTAATACATATTATATTTCAGCTTCGAAAAACCCACTAGGATGGAGGAGTGCAGGAATCGAAATAACAACAACTAACCCATACGCAAATGAGCATAATTGAAACACTAAAGGATGATGCCCAATACTACTCTGGCATCGGCAAGCAGTACCTATCTAACTCAGATATTGGTGCTCTATTGTACAACCCTACGCAATTTGGCGTAGCAAAAGAAAAGACTCCTGCTATGCTTGCAGGGTCTTACTTTCACACGTTCATACTTGAGCCTGAGAAGTTAAAGAACTTTATGGCAGTGGAGGCATCGACACGTACGACTAACTTGTACAAAGATGCGTTGGCCTCCTCAGGTGCTGACATGTTATTACTTCAGAAGGAAGTTGATGATTGTGAACGCATGGCTAAAGCGTTGATGGGCAACCTTACGTTTTACGACATGATCCGTGACTCAGCTAATGCGTACGAGGTTCCGGCCATCGGTGAGATTGGTGGCATCCAATGGAAAGGTAAGTCAGACATTGTAGGAGATGAGATTCTTATTGACCTCAAGACCACGGCTGACCTTGATGACTTCAAGTTCTCTGCACGCAAGTATAACTACGACTCCCAGGCTTACATCTACAATCAGTTATTCGGTAAGCCTATGGTGTTTATCGCAGTAGAGAAAGATAGCTGTCGTACGGGCTTATTTGAATGCTCAGATGAGTTCTTGGATCGTGGCAGAGAGAAGGTCTACAAGGCTATCGATGTATACCAAAAGTTCTTCGGGCCCAATGCGACCGATGACATTACTCAGTATTTTAAATTAGAAACGCTATAATGGATCATGAAAAAGACACGAATTTCAATACCATTATATTTTCAGGAATTAGATATTGTTATTGTTAATGATTTCTCAAAGTTAAATACATTTTATAATACTAGTTTTTCAAATGAGAATTACGATGGATTCGTATTCAATCATGGTGATATTATTGTATTAGTAATTAAAAGACCAGACTGGTCTGTTATTTGCCATGAGATAGTTCATGTAGTAAACGAAATTTTTATAAAGTGCAATATACAATTAGATCGAAACAATGATGAGCCACAAGCGTATTTAACTGGATTTATCGCGGAAGAAATAAATAAAATAATTTGTAAAATCGCTGAAATGAATGATAATTAATAATATCATTAAAATGTATGATAATTTAAATAAACAATTTAACAATAAATAAAATGAAAATAACAAAATCATTTTCTGGTGACTTTGATGATAAAGAAGTAGAAAAACAACCAGGCGAAAGAATTCATATTAGCTTAGAAGAGATAGTCGAATTTGCGCATGAAAAGTATATTCCGTTTCTAAAGAAATGCAACGGTATTATTATGTCAGAAGACGGTATTACATTTTTAATCAAAAAAATATAAATAAAATGGAAAAAGAATTTGTAACATACGAGCAAGCATTAGCCTTAAAGGAATTAGGGTTTGATGAAATGTGTTTTGCCGCAGATACAGTAGAACAGATTGTATACATTCTATCTAGAAATCATTGGTTAGAGTTGCCGGAAGTATCGTTGCCACTTAAACAACAAGTGTTTAAGTTTTTTAGGGAGAAGTATGATTTAAGTTCATATATATTTTTTTGGTTAAGACGTGTAGGTTGGGGATATGATATACCTAATCATTCAGCTACTGCATCTGTTGTTAGACAAACAAATGATAACACATTTACTACTTACGAAGAAGCAGAAAACGCTTGCATAGATAGACTTATAGAGATAGCTAAGCAACAAGAAAAATGAGCTTATACATAAATAGTAATGGAGAAATTGATACAAACAACACAATTATCACTGTACATCCAGAGTTTAAATTTTTATCAGATGAGAAAAAGCTAGAAATACTTATTCTTTTACAAAATTGGACAACAGGTCAATTAGAGCAATTAAAATAACAATTAAACAATTAAACAAACAAACAAATGAAAGATTTAAAAACAACAATTGAAAATCAAGAGCCACACATTAGCATTCTTGAACCAGGTAGCGAATCTGCAATATTATTTGAAGCAGCTAAGCCATTGATGAAACTATTAAATGATAATTATCATCCACACTGTACTATCATAGTTAATCATGGTAATGTTCAAGTCTATGAGGGCATTTGTTCGACTGGTTTTACAAATGAATTTATGAATGATTAAAAACATAGGTCTTAGATAAGGCTTAATTAACTAGTTAGATAAACAATTAAACAATAAATAAAATGAAAAAGATTGCATTATTAATCACCGCTGTCGTAGCATTTGGATGTACAGACGCACAACAATCAAAACTTGGAGGACTTGGAGATAAGTTCTCGGTTGAATTAGTTAACTGTGATGGGACAATAACTCACAAATGGATTTCTTCAGGCAAAGTTTTAAGCGAAAATGGTTCTGATGGGTATTATTTCATGGAAGATAAAACAGACAAACTAGTAGAAGTAACAGGAACATTAATTATTACTAAACAATAAACAATTATGGCACAATTATTTTCAGCATCATTAGATGTAAAAAAAATCACTAAATCTAAATTAGTGGAAGGCAAAAAAGGTACTTACGCAAATGTAACTATCTCGATTAATGACGAGGCAGACCAGTATGGCAATACTGCTAGTATCTATGAGTCTCAAACACAAGAAGAACGTGAGGCTAAAGCCCCTAAAGTTTACCTTGGCAATGCGAAGCTCGTATGGTCATCCGATGGTGGCTCTACGGCCAAGCAAAGTGGCTCTACGTCGAAGCCAGCTACTGCACCAGAAGTGGTTGAGGATTCATTAGATCTCCCCTTCTGATCCTAGGTGTACAAATGTACAAAGTAGAGGAACATTAGCTTATATATAATTTTATATTTCTACATGAATTATTTTTTTCTAATATTCTCCTTTATTTTGTACATTTTGTACATTTAATCATAAAAAGAATATATAACTAACTAATAATAAGTAAGTTAGCTTATGCAAACTTTAATGTACAAAACTGTAAAATATGTCAGATAGTATAAGTTTTATTGTTAATGCCCACAAAATGTTGGTTTATGATCCTAAGTATAAAGCTATACCAGGATATGATGGATATCTAGCTTCGGTAGATGGAAACATAATTAGCTTAAGTCGAAAGGGGGCTAGAGTATTAACTCCTGTTAAGAGAGACAACGGATACACTGTGGTTGCATTAAGAAAAGACAATAAATCAAAAATCTTCTACATACACAGATTAATTGCTTTAACATTTTTAAAGAAAGATATCGAAAGGATTTATGTCAATCACAAGAACAGTATAAGAGACGATAATAGATTGGTTAATTTAGAATGGGTTACTTCAAAGGAAAATGTAAATCATTCTAAGGCAAATCAAAATAAAATAGACTATATAGATGAAATATTTTTTGACAAAGAATCTCACGAGTATTATTTTTTTGAAAGAAAAAGCGGTTATAAAACACTAAAGGATGCTCAAGAAGCAAAAAACAATTGCAAACTTTAATCTAATAAACGATATGTTCGACATAAACGACAGAGTATTTCACATCCAACATGGGTGGGGTACAGTTAAAGAAATCATTAAAGAAGATTTACTTGTTGACTTTGATAAGTACAAGCCTGGTGCTAACTATTATTTCAACTACTTGCAGATTGAATTGCTATCTCACACCGAATACACCTTAGATGGTTTTACGCAAGAGAAGCCTAAGTTATCTTGGGAGGATGTTTATGATGAATTTTTGGAATCAGAATACAGTTCTTTAGCACAATACTTAGAAGAAAACTTTGAACCACCAGTACACAAATGCAAGTAACTATATTTTCAAACATCAAGGAAACGTCCGTACCATTCTATCGGGATGTCCTAGCTATACTAGCCAGGGTGAAGGACGGCAAGTCCAAGGATCTAGTCCGCAAGATTAGATTGGAGAAGGACAAGGAGACCCGCAATAAGCTCAAGCAGGAACTGCCAGCAATTTGCTTCTCTGGAAAATTCTCTAAGCGTGAGGACTCAGCATTGTTGGAGCATAGTGGTCTGATATGTTTGGACTTCGATGACTTCCCATCAAATGATGAGATACTAGCCAAGAAGGATGAGTTGGCTAATGACCCATACACATTCGCTGTGTTTATCTCACCATCAGGTAATGGCCTGAAGGTGTTGGTTAAGATACCAGCGGATACCTCTAAGCATAAGACATTCTTCAATGCCTTAGAGAACTACTACAACTGCGAGCAGTTTGACAAGACATCCAAGAACGTGTCACGTGTGTGCTACGAGTCTTACGATCCGACCATTTACGTGAACATTAACTCACAAGAGTGGAACAAGATTGAGGAAGGCGAGATTGAGCACATGACCAAGGACATGCGACCAACGATTGCGATCGATGATGAGGACGAGATAATTAGCCGTTTGGCTAAGTGGTGGGATAATAAGTTTGGGTTCGTGTCAGGTGCACGCAACAATAACTTGTACGTACTAGCGATGGCGTTCAATGAGTATGGCATACACAAGGGTGATGCGATGTATCGCTTAATGAACTTTGCTACTGAGGACTTCCATCAAGATGAGATTAAGTCCATTGTGGATTCGGCTTACAAGCATTTGGATAAGCATGCCACGAAGTACTTCGAGGACACGGTACGTATTGACTACGCAAAGACACAGCTAAGCAGAGGTGTGCCAAAAAAAGAAGTCCGTTCTCAACTGCAAGCCTCCGGGGTTAAGGACGGTATTATTGATTCAGTGATGACTCGAATCGAGGAGGAGCAGAGCAAGAACACGTTCTGGACTAAGAGTGACAAAGGTGTGGTGAGTTTGGTGCACTATGAGCTAAAGACATTCTTGGAGAATAGTGGATACCGAAAGTATACACCAGAAGGAAACAAGGGATTTATTTTTGTACGCATCAATCAGAATCTAATTGAGATGTGTACTGAGGATGACATCAAGGACTTTGTGCTTGACCACATCCTTAATAACTTCCAAGACCTTAGTGTGTATAACTACTTCGCAGATAAGACCAGGTTTTTTAGAGAGGACTTCCTATCTATGCTTGAGTCGGTGAGCATCTACTTTGTGGAGGATACGAAGGATGAGGCGTATCTGTACTTTAGAAATGGTGTAGTGAAGGTGACTAAGGACAAAACGGTGCTCTTGAACTACGAAGACCTTGGTGGCTACGTGTGGTCAGACCAAGTTATCCAGCGTGACTTCAAGTTCTGCCCATCTGATGAGTGTGACTACAAGACGTTTATCCGCAACATTGGTGGCAATGATGACCAACGTGTGGCGTCGATTGAGTCAACGATCGGGTTTATCCTTCACGCATTCAAGAACGGTGGCTACTGCCCTGCGGTGATCATTAACGATGAGGTGATCTCGGAGAACCCTGAGGGTGGTACGGGTAAGGGCTTGTTTATGAATGGAATCAGCCGAATGAAGAAGGCGGTGACTATTGATGGTAAGTCGTTCTCGTTTGACAAGTCATTTGCTTATCAGCTAGTTAGCACAGACACGCAGGTGTTGGTGTTCGATGACGTGAAGAAGAACTTTGACTTTGAGCGTTTGTTCTCGGTAGTCACTGAGGGTATTACGGTTGAGCGTAAGAACAAGGACGCAATAAAGATTCCATTTCACAAATCACCTAAGGTGGTGATCACAACTAACTACGCTATCCAAGGTAAGGGTAACTCGTTTGAGAGACGTAAGTGGGAGATGGAGTTCAAGCAGTTTTACACCAAGGACTTCACGCCCCAGGATGAGTTCGGCCGGTTGCTGTTCAACGATTGGAACGAGAAGGATTGGTGTGCCTTTGATAACTACATGATTAAGTTATTGCAGAGTTATCTAAAGACTGGACTCGTGAAGTGCAACTTTGTGAATCTGAAGGAACGTAAGTTCAGGGCAGAGACGAACGCTGAGTTTGCGGAGTGGGTACATGAGTTTGGTCCTACATTGATGCCGATTAATCATCGCTTCAGACCAGATGATGTGTTTGATAAGTTCATAGCGGACAACAACGGAATGTTTAGGATGTTGTCTAAGCAACGATTCAACTCATGGCTACGCACGTACTGCTTGTATTTAACAGGCATGAATCCATTAGAGAGTAGAGATGGAGCAGGTAAATCAATGGTGTTCCCATCTAAATCCAATAAACAATTAGACTTGATATGACACAACCAATTATTTTAACAATTAAAGTCGACGGTAAGACGCTTACTGTTGAGACGCCATACGATAGCGATATGGATGATTTGACGCAAATATTTCATGTGATGAGCAGATTTGCTGGTCTAGAGTTTGAGTCTACATTTGAGAAGGCTTACAAGTCTTGGAATGTAGGAGTAAGTGATGATGATATTCTTGCTGAAGCATACAGAAGATATCCACATGTGAACGTTGGTTACATGAGATTAGAAGATAATTCAAATCTGCAGATAGCATTCCGGAGAGGTGCTGAGTGGGCTAGAGCTAAACTAAACGAGATATGAAAACCATAGCAATCGGAGATATCCACGGCAGAACAATCTGGAAAGATATCGTAGCAAAGGAGAGTGCGGACAGAGTTGTATTAATTGGCGACTACTTTGATAGTTACGATGATTATACTGCGGCTGAGCAGATGCACAACTTCAAAGAAATTATTGAGTTTAAGGAGTCGGGTGAGTCGGAGGTTATATTGTTAATCGGAAACCATTGCAAACATTACATAGATGGCTCTGAGCACTACTCTGGATACCAAGCAGGAGCTGCTGCTGCGATCAATGATTTGTTTCACAACAACCTTCATCACTTGCAGATGTGTTATCAGATGGATGAGTTTTTATTCTCTCACGCAGGTGTTAGCCACGACTGGTTAGAGTTGCACTCTAAGGAGTACAAGGACAATAACGACGCAGATGTGGCACAAATTGTAAATGATTTGTGGGAGTTTACACCACGAGCATTTAAGTTTGCAGGTTGGGATCCTTATGGAGATAGCGTGATATCTTCACCGATTTGGATACGACCTCGATCATTGATTGTTTCCAACAGAGAAACGCTACGTGACCGATTCATCCAAGTCGTTGGGCACACCCAAGTAAAACGCATGGATAGAGAAGGCAACGCAACCGGTGGTAGATACCACTTGATTGACACACTAGGAACATCAAGAGAGTACTTAATAATCGAAGACGACGAAGTAAAATTTGGCACAATATGAAAGCAAAATTAATTTTTAATCTACCAGATGATAATGAGGATTACAAGAGATGTAACCTGTCATTAAATATGGCCTTAGCTATCAATGAGTACGACCAATGGCTAAGAGGTCAGTATAAGCACGCAGACGATGAGGAGGCTGTAAGGTTCCGAGATAAGTTCCGAGAAATAATGAGTGAAAACGATATAGACGTAAATACTTTACTACACTGATGGAAGATAACGTAATCAACAGATTAGTGCCTAGGCTTAAGAAGATAGGCATCGAGGTTCAATTGTTTGGTAACTACCCTTGGATATATCTTGACAGCGTAAACGGAAATAGAATCAAGAAGGAAGATTATTATCTTGGCAACCATGGGTTCACGATCGCGTTTTACCCCAACAAAGAAGGTAAAGTAATGCAGCTAAATGATATCAAAAAAACGTTTGAAGTAATTAGAAAATATAGATGATATGGAAAATAAACAAACAGCGGTAGAATGGGTATTTGATAAGATAATTAGGTGTTATGAGGAAGAAGAATGGAGTAGACTTATTGAACAAGCCAAAGAAATGGAGAAGGAGCAAATAATTGATGCTTGGAACGATGGCTATGAGAAAGGTTTAAGAGTAAGAGAAGAAAAGATTATTAATCCTGTGTTTGATGCAGAAACTTATTACGACTACACTTATGGAAAATAAAAATACAGCAGTAGATTGGTTATTTCTTATGTTAAATAATCCCAATCGAGATCAAAACTTTGCAAAAAAATTATACGACAAAGCCAAAGAAATAGAGAAAGAGCAGTCAATAAAAGACTACAAAGCTGGGGCAGTAGGCGAAATATGGGAGCTTAATATTGACGATAGTGCAGAATCTTACTATAACGAAACTTATGGAAAATAAAACAACAATGAATCACTTAATAGAAAAGATATTAAGGATGCCTGAATCCAACATAAAAGGATTTTTAAATATATCTGGCCCTGCCTATATTGAGGCAGAGAAAGAAATGGTGATTAAATCATTTAGGGATGGCAGAATAGACGGATACATTTTGGGTACTAGTCATACGCAAGGAAGTAATAGAAATGCTAAATATAAAACTTCAGAAGATTACTACAATAAAACATACGCAAATGATACAACTAAGGGATTACCAGAAGAAAATAGCAAGCGACGGGGTTGGCATTATTAAAGATCATGGGATGTTGTACTTGGCATTAGAAGTCCGCACAGGTAAAACGATGACATCACTAGCTATTTGCGATAAGTTAGGTGCGAAAGAAGTATTGTTTATAACCAAACTTAAGGTAGTTCCAGGTATTAAGAAAGACCATAAAGATTTAGGTTGTAACTTTAACCTTACGTGTGTAAACTATGAGTCCCTACATAAACTCGAAGAGTTAAATTGTGACGTTATAATTTGCGATGAAGCACACACGATGGGTGCCTTCCCTAAGCCTAGCAAAAGAGCGAAGCAGGTTAAGGATTTGATAAAAAAGTTTAACTCAAAGGTTATATTCCTGTCAGGAACACCTACCCCCGAGAGTTACTCGCAGATATACCACCAGTTATATGTGCATCCTAACAACCCATTCAAACAGTACGCCAACTTTTATCGGTGGGCTAACGATTATGTAAAGGTTAAAATTAAATACATCGGTGCAATGAAAGTCAATGATTACTCAGGTGCTATGAAGGATAAGATTATGGATGCCATCAAGCATCTGATGATATCCTTTACGCAAGAGAAAGCTGGCTTTACAACATCAGTGGAGGAGGCAGTGCTACGCATAGCCATGAAGCCCATGACCTACAAGTTAGCTAACAAGTTAAAGAAGGACTCGGTTGTGCAGGGTGATGATGATGTAATCCTTGCGGACACTGGTGCCAAGATGATGAACAAACTTCATCAGATGTACTCCGGCACGATCATTCTTGAGTCAGGCAAACGATTAGTGTTTGACTACACCAAGGCTGAGTATATTAAGGAGCAGTTCAGGAACAAGAAGATAGGTATATTCTATAAGTTCAAGGCTGAGTGGGATGCATTAAAGTTTGTGTTCGGTGAAGATTTAACGGACGACCTTGAGGAGTTCAATACAACTAGGAAGAACATAGCTCTTCAGATTGTATCAGGACGTGAGGGTATCAGCCTACGCAACGCTGACTTCTTGGTGTACTATAACATAGACTTTAGTGCAACATCATACTGGCAGAGCAAGGATAGGATGACCACCATCGACCGCAAGTTTAACAAAGTGTTCTGGGTATTTACGATCGGAGGAATTGAGGAGAAGATTTACGAAGTGGTCCAACAAAAAAAGGACTACACTCTAAATTTTTTCAAGAAAGATTTCTTAAATTCGTAACCCCATGACAGAACAGCAAATCCAATCAAAGAGAATCAAGCAACTAGAGAAAGAAGGGTACTATGTCTTGAAGTTAATTAAGACGAACAAGAATGGCATACCTGATTTACTAGCCTTGCATCCTACGAAAGGAGTTTTATTTAGTGAGGTGAAGACACCCACAGGAAAAGTATCGGACTTACAAAAATTTAGACTAAATGAGCTCAGAAAACACGGATTTAGTGTCGAGGTATTTCGAGGAGAGACAGATGGTAGCAGTACCGCAGAGTCTTTTCAAATGGATGAGCTCGATGCGGGAGGATACTTTTGATCAGATAGCTGATGCAATGGTGCACTTCTCTAATGAATTAGACAGAGATTTTGAACGTGTAATTGCGTTCAGTGTTGTCGAAGAAGAGCCTAAGTATTTTAGGTTTTACGCTTCTGAAGGTGAGATATATCTTGACCATAAAGAAGAACCAGATAAGGTGGTTACAGTCGAATTGCTTGAGCAAATAGACATTGACCAGTTCTTGGATGAGATATCAGATGGGAACTTAATAGTTAAAGACAAAACAATAAAACGATTTATAGCATCTTATGAGTTTATTTGAAAAACGTATTGCATACAAACCTTTTGAATACCCTGAATATTATACGGAAGGATGGCTCCTGCAGGCCCAGGCATTTTGGTTACACACAGAGATTCCTATGTCATCCGATGTAAAGGATTGGAATGAGAATCTAACAGAGAATGAGAAGCACGTGGTAGGAAATATCCTACTCGGCTTTGCTCAGACAGAATGTGCTGTGTCAGATTACTGGACAGGTATGGTGACTGATTGGTTTCCTAAGTATGAAATCATTCAGATGGCTATGATGTTCGGAGCTCAGGAGACTGTTCACGCAACGGCTTACTCGTATCTTAATGACACGCTTGGTCTTGATGACTACGAAGGGTTTATGCACGAGCCTGCTATTGCTAGTCGTGTGGAGGCATTGACATCTGTGCCACACCATTACAACTATAAGATTCTTTGCACCAGTGCACCAGCTCGCAGAGATGTGGCTAGGTCACTAGCTATATTCTCAGCCTTCACTGAGGGTGTAGCATTGTATAGTTCATTCGCTGTATTGTATTCATTCCAATTGAACAACAAACTAAAAGGTGTTGGACAACAAATGAAATGGTCCGTAAGAGATGAGGCTCTGCACTCTAAGATGGGATGCCAATTGTTCCGTCATATGTGTGAGGAATTCCCTGACCTAAAGACAGATGCAAAGGATGCCATCATTGAAGCGGCTAAGTTAACTCTTGAGATGGAGATGAACTTCATCGACAAGATATTTGAAAGAGGTGACTTAGAAAACTTAAAGGCTTACGACCTTAAACATTTTATGCACAAACGCATCAACGATAAGTTAGTAGAGCTAGGCTATGACCCTATCTTTGCTTACGATCCTGCGGCCGCTGAACAATTAGATTGGTTCTACCAATTAACAGCAGGCGTTGAGCACTCAGATTTTTTTGCAACTAGACCAACTGCTTACAGCAAAGCCAATGAAGGTGAGGACTGGAGTGACATGTTTTAACTTTAACTAAATTAAATATAATGGAAAATCAAAACAGCGTTTGCTTTGTTGGTAAAGTAACCGACATCAAATCAATTGATGGAGCAGACAACATTGAATTAGTAATAGTAAATGGATGGAATTGCATAAGTAAGAAAGGTGAAAACTATGTAGACCAATTAATAGTTATCGCTACTACAGACGCAGTTATTCCGCAAGAACTATCTGATCGTATAGGTGTTACTCATTACTTACGCAAAGGTGGACGTGTACGTACTGTCAAATTGCGTGGTGTGTATTCTGAATGTTTGATTATCCCAATTAGTGCAGACTCTAAATTACAAAAATTAGCTGTAGTGAAAGGGATGGAGGGTAAAGATTTGATGGAAGAATTAGGCATCTTCAAATATGAACCACCAGTGAAAATGGTTCAGTTAGCAGGTGGACATAAAATTAAATACAAGGACAATCCGAACTTCCATGTCTACTATAAGTTCCCTAACTTTAAGAACGTACCTAATATGTTTACTGAAGATGATGTAGTTGAAATCACTCGTAAGATTCATGGTACAAATGCTCGTTATGGTATTATCAAGAAGACTAAGTTATCAGTATGGAATCACTTCAAGAAGTTAATCCGAGTAGCAGATAAATGGGTTGATTATGAATTCATTTATGGATCACATAATGTGGAGAAAGGATCTGATACACAAGGATTCTATGATACTGATGTATGGAGAACAATTGCTGATCAATATGATATCAAAGGATTTCTATGGAAGTATGTTAAATCACAATACACTACAGAAACATTAGGTACTGGTTTTATCGTATATGGAGAAATCTATGGTAAAGGTATCCAAAAGAATTACGAATATGGATTAGATACTATTAAATTCGCTGGATTTGATGTTGAATTAAATGGTGAATATCTACCAACATACAATTCATGGAATACAACAACCCAAGCTTTAAATTTACCTTACGTACCTATATTAGAAGTTAGTAATTGGTCACAAGAATTACAAGATAAGTATACATTCAATCAATTTATTGATGGTACTAAAGTACCACATGAAGGTATTGTAATTAAACATCACAGCGGTGACCGTAAACGAGTAGCTAAAGTAATCAATCCAGACTACCACATCTATGCTGAGAAAAAAGATGTAGGTGACTCACATTAATAAATTAAATTTTAAACAATTAAACAAATAAACAATGGAAGAATTATCTTTTGACCAACTAATTATTAATGTGCATGACTGGGCTAACGACAAAGGTTTGATTGACCCATCATTTGTAAAGTCTCAATTCGTAAAAGTAATTGAGGAGTTGGGTGAAGCGGCCTCCGCTATCAGCAAGAATAAGCCCGATGAACTGATTGACGGCTTAGGTGACACGTTTGTTACTCTTATCATCTTAACAATGCAATGTGGGTTAACACCACAAGAAACATTGAACTCCGCATGGAATGAGATTAAACATCGCAAGGGAAAAACAACTAACGGAGTCTTCATAAAGGAATGATAAAGCACCATCCTATCCATGAGCAAGACCTAATAGATTTAGGTTTTGAGAAAGTCCTTATCTCTAAACATGAGTCAGGACATGAGTACGACTTCTACTACTATGTATATGTAGTGTCTAAGCACACTACGTTAATTACAAATGAGGATGATGCGGCAAAACTTAGTACATGGAAGGTTTATATATTCGATGACGAGTATTTATACTTCGATGAGATAGAACCTCTGACAACATTTTTAACATCTTTTAGCTATGCAAAAATCACCAATAAAAATGGAGATAGTGTTGCCAGATAAGTCAACCGCTTCGATAGATGCAAGCAGTTCAGAGACTGCTGTACAAATGATAGAATTTTTACTTGAACTAATTAAATCTTTAGAAAATGATTAATCACGCAGAGAACCTAGGATGGGAACTAGATGTAGACTTCCCAGCTTGGGGTAACTCACCCGAATACGTAAAGACAATCTCAGGTGGATACCTGCTTGCAGGAGAGAAGCCAATTAATGCATACGCACGTGTGTCTCGTGCTGTAGCTGACAGACTTGGTAAGCCTGAGATGGCTGACAAGTTCTTTCAATACATCTGGAATGGATGGTTAAACCTAGCAACACCTGTGCTATCTAACACAGGCACTGATCGTGGCTTGCCTATCTCTTGTTATGGTATTGACATAGCTGACTCAGTATATGACATTGGTACCAAGAACTTAGAAATGATGCTACTTGCAAAGCACGGTGGTGGAGTAGGCGTAGGTTTCAATCGCATCCGTCCTGCAGGATCAAAGATATCTAAGAACGGAACATCTGATGGTGTTATCCCATTCACTAAAATCTTTGACTCTACTATTCTTGCAACATCACAAGGTAATGTGCGTCGTGGTGCGGCATCAAGCAACCTTAATATTGAGCACAAAGACTTTGAGGATTGGTTGGAGATTCGTGAGCCTAAGGGTGATGTGAATCGCCAGTGCTTAAACCTACACCAGTGTGCTGTAGTGGGCGATAAGTTTATGCGTAAGCTAGAAGATGGTGACCCGGATGCACGTCGCAAGTGGGGCAAGTTATTACAGAAGCGTAAGGCTACAGGTGAGCCGTACATTATGTTCAAGGGTAACGTGAACAAGCAGAACCCTGAGGCATACAAGAAGAATAGCTTGAAGGTTTACATGACTAACATCTGCTCGGAGATCGTGTTGCATACAGATGAGAGCCATAGCTTTGTGTGTTGTCTATCATCAGTCAACTTAGCTAAGTATGACGAGTGGAAAGACACAGACTTAATTTATGTAGCTACATGGTTTCTAGATGGTGTGCTTGAGGAGTTCATTCAGAAAGCTAAGAACATGAAAGGCTTTGAGAATGTAGTTCGCTTTGCTGAGAAAGGTCGTGCTATTGGACTAGGTGTACTAGGATGGCATACATACTTACAACAGAAAGGTATTCCGTTCGAAGGATTACTTGCTCAGTTTGAGACACGTAAGATATTCTCTCAGATTAAGATTGAGTCTGAGCGTGCATCACGTGACATGGCCGCAGAATATGGTGAGCCACTATGGTGCGTAGAGACAGGGATGCGTAACACCCACTTACGTGCTATTGCTCCCACGGTATCCAACTCTAAGCTAAGTGGTAATGTGTCTGCTGGTGTTGAGCCTTGGGCCGCTAACGTATTCACAGACCAATCTGCTAAGGGTACATTCATTCGCAAGAACAAAGAGCTTGAGAAAGTGTTGAAGAAGATTGGTATTAACACCAAAGAAACTTGGGACCAAATCTTAGCTGATGGTGGATCAATCCAAGATATACCTGAGCTAGATAATTGGTGCTTTATAGATGGAAGATTGTTTAACCACAAACATTTATCAATAGATGACATAGCACATAGAAGTACTCCAGTTAAGGATGTATTCAAAACATTCAAGGAGATAAACCAATTAGAGTTAATTAAGCAGGCAGGTATCCGTCAGCAGTACATTGACCAATCTGTTTCATTGAACCTAGCGTTCCCATCTCAGGCTACACCTAAGTGGATTAACCAAGTGCACATGGAGGCTTGGAGACAACGCATCAAAACATTATACTACATGCGCACAGAGTCTGTATTGAGAGCAGATATTGCTACACGTGCTACTGATGAAAGTTGCATTTCGTGCGACGGGTAGCAATATATTATAATTTTAACACAGCATTATATTATAACTTTCATACCTTTGTTACAACATACTTCTCCTGCATTCCATAAGAACTGCACGCTAAGGTTGGCTCTCCAGGTGTACAACTGCGACCCTTAAAGAAGTTTTATCAACAGTAATCGGGTTCATACCATAAGAACTGAGCCCGATTCATTTTTCACCTTAATACAATATAATCATGAATCCATTATTGCTCACTGACGGTTATAAAACCGGGCATCACCAACAGTATCCTAAAGGAACAACTTTAGTTTACTCAAACTTCACTCCACGTAGTAACAAGTATGCTCCTAAAGGATGCGACAAAGTAGTATCATTTGGGCAACAAATGGTTATTCAGCAAATACATGAAGCGTTTCAAAACGAATTCTTTAGCAAACCTAAAGATGATGTATGCGGTGAAATGAAAAGAGAGTTGTCAATGTACTTAGGTACTGATTATGACGTGTCTCATTTTGAGGCACTACATGACCTAGGTTACCTACCTATTAGAGTTAAAGCCATTGAGGAAGGAACACTGGTTCCAATGAAAGTTCCTGTGCTTACAATATACAACACACATCCCGACTTCTATTGGATAACCAATTACCTAGAAACAATCATATCTAATTTGTTATGGAAACCAATGACGTCAGCTACAATAGCTCATGCCTACAGAAAAGTATTAACTAAGTGGCAAGAAAAAACTGATGCTGAAAAGGGGTGGTTCATTGATTGGCAAGGACATGACTTCTCTATGAGAGGAATGGATTCTGTGGATGCTGTTATTAGTTCGGGACTTGGACACCTAACATCCTTTAGTGGTACAGATTCATTACCTACACTTTACGGTGCCAGAAAATATTACAATGAAGATGGATTTATCGGTGGTAGTGTTAACGCAACTGAGCATTCCGTCATGTGTGCTGGTGGTGCTGATGATGAGGTTGGTACGTTTAAGAGATTACTTGAAACATATCCGACAGGTATACTGTCAATAGTATCTGACACTTGGGACTTATGGAAAGTATGCACCGAACATTTGGTTACTTTAAAAGAGGAAATTCTTGCTCGTGATGGTAAGTTGGTTATTCGTCCTGATAGCGGTGATCCAGTAGATATATTATGTGGAACATATCCTGGAAGGATCTTATTAAAATTAGAACATAGAAATAGTTGGACTCCACAAGAAAAAGGTGTAATAGAATTACTTTGGGATGTATTTGGTGGAACAATTAATGAACAAGGTTATAAAGTTCTTGACCCACACATTGGGGCAATCTACGGTGACTCAATCACAATAGATAGAGCAGATGAAATATGTGCTAGATTAGAAGCAAAAGGTTTTGCATCAACAAATGTAGTATTAGGTATAGGTTCATTCACTTACCAATATAACACTCGCGATACTTTCGGATTTGCTATGAAAGCAACCTACGTCGAAGTGGATGGTGTTGGTAGAGAAATCTTTAAAGATCCCATTACAGACGACGGTACTAAGAAATCAGCAACAGGTTTACTAATGATTTCAAGCGACATGATATTGTTAGATAAAGTTTCATGGGACCTAGAGCCACAAGGTATGTTACAAAACATTTACCTTGATGGATATTTTATTAATAAAACTACATTAACTGAAATTAGAAATAAACTAAAATGATATTAAACTTAGCTTACCCAGAAAAATCAGATATCCCATTCAAGATTTCGAAGTTTCCCGATGGACAACAAACGGTTGACATCACCGATCCAAAAGGTTTACTAGATAAAATAGTAATGATTAAATCGCGTCTTAATAATTTTAAAGACCTTGAACTTATCATATGTGCAAATCAAGCGTTGAGAAACCTTTGCCCATTACGAATTCATTTATATGTACCATATTTTGTTGGTGCTAGAAGTGATAGAAAGTTCCAAGATGGCGGAATCAATTATCTGAAACAAGTAATTTGTCCAATCATTAACAGCCAAAACTTTGCGTCCATAACTGTTATGGACCCACATAGTGATGTATTGGAGGCGTGTTTAAACAATTATAAAAAACTAGACAATCATAAGTTGGTTGACTTTTCTTTAGAAATTTTAAATGGCCATTCAGCTGAGACCTTAATTGTTTCACCTGATGCGGGTGCATTGAAAAAGATATATGATGTTGCAAAACAATTCAATATCACAAACGTGGTAACAGCATCTAAGATCCGTGATATTAAAACAGGAGATATTATTAGAACTGAATTACCTGAAATTAAATTAGATGGCATAGAGTCTATAATTATTATTGATGACATTTGCGATGGAGGAAGAACATTTATAGAACTTGCAAAGGAAATAAGAAAACAAACACATAAACCTATTTACCTAGTTGTTACTCATGGTATATTCAGTGCGGGATTAGGATTATTATCAGAGTACTTTGATAAAATATACTGCACAAATTCAATTTCAGATATAGAACAAAACGGAAGACTGGTTCAATTAAATATTTTCTAAAAAAAAGTATACAAGTAATTAGATAATTAACTAAATTTACAAAGGTTAAAGTGATAATTATTTTGAAAGGGGAGGTGTTTATCGTTTTACATCTCCCCTTACTTGTTTATGAAAGAGCATATAGACTATACAAACACAACAATTCGCTTCATCAATAAGATGACAGACGAGATATACGAGGCTCTTATCGACAAAGAGTACGAAGATTTACAAGACTCCATTTCAATTTTAATCGAAAAATTAAATCAATTACGCAATGAAACCTTACCTAGAATTCGCACTAGAGTTGCACCAACAAGGCGACCTTAACAAAGCCGAGATTGCCAAAAGAGTTCAAGAGCATTACAACATGCACGATCGCAATGTCGAGACTCTTCGCAAAAGAATATCCGCATACATTTTAAAGTCAGAGCACAAGAGCCTTAGTGATGAGTGTGATACACAAGGAGCACCCGCAGGCGAGGTGTCGCACTACTGGTTAAAGACAGATAAGCACTCCATGTTTGTTAAGGTTGACAAGAAAGACCCTATTGAGACCTATCATGACATGCGGTCGGATATCGTGGCTGAGATGCAAAAGCATGCACCTGTTTACCCTAAGTTAGATCGCAGTAATATTATCGATGGCCATCTTCTTGTGGTTGACCCAGCTGACATACATATCGGCAAATTAGCCTCCTCTTTTGAGACTGGCGATGAGTATAATAATCAGATTGCTGTGCAGCGTGTACTTGAGGGTGTACGTGGAATTGTACAGAAAGCATCAGGATTCAACATTGACAAGATTCTTTTTGTTGGTGGCAACGACATTCTTCACATAGACACCCCAAAACGGACCACCACAAGCGGAACGCCACAAGATACAGATGGAATGTGGTACGACAACTTTAGAATCGCTAAGAAGCTATATATCGAGGTTATCGAGATGTTGATTGGAATAGCTGATGTTCATTTTGTTTTTAATCCATCAAACCACGACTACACAAATGGCTTCTTCTTAGCAGATGCTATTGAGTCTTGGTTCCATAATAATCCAAACATCACGTTCGATTGTTCTATTGCACACAGAAAGTATACACAATACGGAAAGAATTTAATTGGCACAACACACGGTGATGGAGCTAAAGTATCAGACTTACCTTTATTAATGGCTCATGAAGCAAGCAAGGAGTGGGCAGACTCCAAACACCGTTACATTTATACTCATCACGTGCACCACAAGTCTTCTAAGGATTACATGGGCGTGTGCGTCGAGTCTCTCCGATCTCCTAGTGGTACCGATAGTTGGCACCATCGTTCCGGTTATGCTCACTCGCCTAAGGCAGTCGAGGGATTTATTCACCACAAAGAGAATGGACAAGTTGCGAGATTAGTCAATATATTTTAGTATTTTTGTTCATTAATATTATAAGTTCACGAAAACGCGAACATTAAAAATAGATGAAAATGACAGTACAAGAATACGTTAGTGCATTAATGGAGATTGAGAACGTATCTCATATCGCACACCTACAGACATCATCATTTGCAGAGCACAAGGCTTTGAATGAATTATACGATGGGATTGTTGACCAGTTTGATGCATTTGTTGAAGCATACCAAGGTAAGTATGGTATCATTAAGGGATACAAATCCTTTAAATTAGAAGAAGGAGTCGATATGATTTCTTACTTGAAAGAAAAAATGACAGCATTTGATGCGTATCGTGGCACATTAACTGACGGATACTTACAGCAAATGGTTGATAATACGCAAGAGTTATTGAGCTCTACGTTATACAAATTAAGATTTTTAAGTTAGAATTGCGTATAAGGTGATTAATTAAAAAGGGGACTCATGGTCCCCATTTTTATTACCTAGCTTCTTTCTCAATCTGCTGTTTTACTTTTTCGTTTATCCTAACAAACTCAGCAGGAAGTATGTTGGTAGCAGCAAGCAATTCTACTGCTAGTACATATACCAACTTGGATTTATCTTCGTAAGACAGTTCAATCTCGTTCCCAAATCTATCCACGTAACTATCGCTAGTAATCTTATAGATTGTGTCACCCATGTCAACCAAGGGTTTAACCGCAATCTCAGGGATACCACCTACGATATTTAGCATAGCATCTAGTTCGCTTTGTGGTTTGTATTCAAATAACTTGAACTTCTCTTCTTCATCCAAATCAGACTGAGCTAAGTCTAATAACTTGTTCACAAGTGCCACAATCGCCTTGTCTCCTAAATTAGGAATAGGTGATAACACATCGGTAGTGAATCTAGTCACCGCAGACTTAAAGTATTGCTCTCTACGCTTCTCTCTTTCTTCCTCATCCTCTTCAACTCCTAGTATAGAGTTAGCTGCAATAACAATGCCTGAGCTAATTGTCGCTGACAATGCTTCAAATAAAATCATCTCAGCACCGGTAGCTGCAAGAGATTTCATTGCATCTACTTTATCTAAATCATTAGAATTCTTAGATGTTAGTATGGTTATATCTGTAGTTATCTTATCCTTTGCGTTAAAGATAAAGCTACTGAATGGTAACACCATTGAACGAGTGATTGTAATGTATGGATTCTTAGATGTCAAGAATTTACCCATCATAGATGCATCGGATACGTTCTGCTGAAGATTGATTTGGTCTTCTGCGTAATCGGCCGCCTTCTTGTTTAACTCATGGTTTTTCCAATCAAGATTAGTTACATTAACTCCTTGTTTCTTTAAGTCATGCAAGTAATAAGCATACCAAGAGGCACGAGCAGCAAGAACGTCACCATTCTTAAGAGAGTACTCTAAATAAATCTTACCTGCTTTAGCAATAGCATCGGCCACTTTGTTAACAGAATTCACATCTGTTTGCTCAATTGTTCTATTAGCAGATTCAATAGCTGTTTGTGATTCTAAACCACGATTAGCGATTCCGTAACCTGAGTTCTCTAAGAATTTCTGTGCGTCTTTATTGAACAGCAAACCAACGCCTGTTGTAACCGACTTAGGGTCGTTGGCTAAAGCAATTGATGTGTTCATTAAAGCGGTTCCAGCTTGCTTAATACCAGCAGTGAGTGAGCCTAAAGCACGAGATGTTCCGTAACGGCTAACTGCTTGAACAATTTTAGCAAATTTCTTTGCATCTACTGAACCTGTAGCAACGTTCTTAGAACGAGTCTCGTTAACATAGTATTGTAGTTTGTCTTGGATTACTTGTCTGTCTTGAGCATTAGGGTAAATCTTCTTGAAAGATGGAGACTGAACAAATCCCTTGTATTGTAACATAGAAGGTGCAGTACGGATATCAGTCAACATCTTGCCAAACGCAGACGAGTTGTTATAATCAAAGTCGAAGCTAATAACACGGTTATCTGGGATTCCTTGAATGTAATTATTTTTCATTAAAGTGCCAGATGGTTTTTGATTCAAGAAGTCAAACGCCATCTTAAATGTCTTAACCTTATCCACATCCGTTTCTTCGCTTTCTACAATCTTCTCGTAGTTATCAGGAGTATAGTTTACATCGTCTTCTAATACGGTATTGTAAACAGAAGAAGCAATCTTCTTAACCTCAGGATAATACTTATCATATACGGTATTCCACCATGTAACCGCATCCTTATTGATTGGATCAATAACTGATTCAACCTCAGTGATATCGGTAGCATCTTTCATCTTTTCAAAAATAGACTCAAGCACCCTTCCTCTTTTAACTAGCTTCTCATCTTCTGATTTAAGTAATGCATCAATACTCAATACCACCTGCTCCTTGCGTCTAGTGAATTCAGTAGCCACTTGCTCTGCTGTTCCATTAATAGTACGTTTTAAATGAGCGTAAATACCTCTTTCAAATACGTTCTCAACATCACGGAAATCCTTTCCATTAGGTTTCTTTTTATCGAACTTCTCTACATAAGCCTTATCGATAGAGTTAGCCTCTGTCTTAGCTCTACTTGCCTCATTTGATAGTGTTCTTAATCCCATTGCATCAAATACTTTTGATCCAACTGAGCGGCTTCTGTGAACTAAATCCAAAGTGGATTTAACAGGGGAGAATGCAGCAGTCCAAGCTCTTGATAAAAAGTTCATTGCCTTTCCTCCAAATAATCTTCTGAAGTCTTGAGCTACAATCTTCTGGTCCTCAATTGACTTAGCTTCCAAACCGCCTTCGTATACCTTATAGATGGCCTCCATATTATCCACAATATCATTTGTAAGATAATTCTCCAAAGCCTCAGTAGCTCTGTATGCTTCTGCTACAGAAAGTTTACTTAAGTCCATACTAGTAAAGTTTTTAAGCAACTTCTTTGTATAAGCATCAAGCTCAACCTCCTCGTTGGTCAATGGGTTGTAGTCATCTTCTAGTATCGAGTCAGTGATTTCTGTCATCGAGTCAAACAACTCAGATATATTAGATCTGATTTGCTCTTCGTTTGCCTTAGCATCTGGCTTAACACCATTCTCTACATCTAAGATGTACTTCTGAATCTCAGCAAGACTCATAGATGTATCAATAAGACCAGCTTCAGCTAGGTAATCGTATTGGTCTAGTAAAGTGTTCTTTACTTTCTCTTCTTGCTTTGCTAATTCATCGGCAGTAAACGTAGACACAGCATCAATTGAAGCCGCTTTTCTAATTGGCTTCTTAATTGCATCATATACTTGTCTTGCATTCTCCAAGTATGTATCTATATCCGTAAACTCAGGAATTACTTTTGCAAAGTCCTTAGCCATTTTAGCTACTGACGCTTGCAAAGTATCTGACTTAGCTAACTTCTTGATTCTGTTTCTAAAGGTAGTTGCCTCTTTTACGCGATCTTGGTAGTCCGCACGCTTGAACATCTTATCCATACGCTCGAACAAACGCTCACGCATAACTGGGTTAAGGATGTTTGTCTTAGCTAATGAATTAAGCAATGACTTCTGTTGTGGTTTGCTTAATGCACCACGAGTAATCATTGACTTAATCTTTTCTACTACATCTTTTCGCACTTGGTCAGTAGCTTTTTCTGCACCTTTAGCAGCCTTAGCTTCAAGTTTAATTTGGTCTTTAAGTGCAGTCATTTCATTGACTGTTACTTTCTTTTGAGTAGGCTCTCCTAATACTTTTTTAGCAGATGGGGCTTTCTTTTCTTTTACACCAAACTCTTTGTTGATATCACGCAACATTTGCTCACGAGTCACATCATCTGCTTTCTCGTACGCAACTGTTTGTTGCATGTATGCAATACCGCCTTGAACAGCCTCTTTTCTTGGGCGACCACGCTGTAATGCTTTATTAACAGCATCAATACCTTTTTGAACAGCATTAATTTGCGTTTCCTCAGTTGGCTTAACCTCTTCCTTAATAATAGGTTCGGTTTTAAGTGACCTAGACGCATCAATAACCAAGATATTCTTAATACCTGGCTTCAATGTTTTTTGGTCAATATCAGTATATCTTACCGCTTCAAAACCTCTTTCTTTTAACGCATCAAAAACTTTCTTAATATCTTCTTCTGGCAATGCTTCTTCAAACCGAGGGTCGATTAACTCAAAGAAGTTAGCATCTGTAGGTAAACCTAATTCTTCCATTATAGAATAAGCATCTGCCTCGTCAGCAATCTTACCCTTATCTAAAAAGAATTTAGATACCTCACCATCAGACATCTTAGCATATTCATTTGCTTGTGTAGAATCTTCTGACACATACAATGGCTTGCCTTCTTCTAATGACGGCAGATTACCTCCATGAAACACTTCAATAGTTTCGGTAGGAGTTACTTCTTCTTCGACTTTAACTTCTTCGGCAGTGCCTTGAGGTTCTGCTTGGGTGATTCCTTGCGCCACTTCTCCGCTAACTCCGGCTTCTGGCTGTACAGGTACTTCACTTGTTGTTTGCTTTTGAACGGCATCTTTTTGTTGTTTAAGGTTATTTTGTTGTTTAAGTAAATCGTCTAATAATAACTCCTTCGCACTCTTATCCATAGATGCGTCATCTATAATAGATTTAGCACTATTAAAGTTCTCCTCTAACTTATCATCAATGTCAAATATCTGCTTCACTTGATCAGCAGATAAGTTGGACGCAATTGCTTCGTTTTCTGCCATGATGGCTTCATTCTCCGCAACAAGTTCATCAATCTTTTTGTTAACAATTTTGTTTACACGAGGATCAACATCGTCACCATGCTCAAGGTTAAGGCTTTGGATGGTATTAATGTTATTCTTTATTTTCTCCGCTTGTTCTTTAGGCATGATTTTGCCTGCAACGTATTTACGTGCAGCACCCACACCAGCTCCAGTGGCAGATATGCCACCGCCAGATAAACCACCAAGTATAGCACTATTAGCTACATTTTTTGCTAGCTTGTAGTAATCAACATCTTCACCTTTTGTTATTTTATCAGACAAGTCTTGGATTAAAGTGGTTGCTCCTTCAGAAACACCTTCTTGGGCGAAGTCTTTTAGAATAGATTTAACAAAACCTTCGGCGACTGCTTTAGAAGCAATTGGACTACCGATAGCGGCAGCAGCAGCCTTCTTTAATATCTTATTTGTTGTTCCTTCAAATACAGCTTCAGCGGCACCTGTAATACCTGCATTTAGCAAATTACCAATACCAATGTTGCCATCTTTAGATATATCTTCCTCTCTTTTAGCCGCAGCAGATGTAGCAGCCATTGCAGGCAAACTTACAGCACCTATGGCCATGTATGGAATAGACTCTACTGTTGTCTTTAATCCTTGGTATAATATTTTCTGAATGGATTCCGCAGAAGGGTTATCTTTAAATTTAGACAACTCATCCACCACATCAACTTCCTCTTGTCGAGTTTTCTTGTAGATGTCTTCAGACTTTTTGTTAAGATAGTTTGTAGCCTCTTGTGATGCCCCGGCTAATTGACCAACGCCTGTTGCTCCTTGAGACAGCGTTCCGGTTATTGCATCACGCACTTGTTTCTTTACAGCAGAAGGAAGTTTATTGAACTCGCTCGAACGACCTGTTGCACTAGCCACAATGTCCATGGCAGCATTTTGTGCAAACTGAGGCACAGCGGCAACAGATGCTAATGCTTTAGCTCCAGCTCCTTTGAATGAATTCCAAAGGTCATCAATTATACCAACCTCACTTTGCTTTGCAGGAGATGCCACAAGACCACTCTCTTGCATCTTTGGAGATACCGATGAACCAGGTTTGGGAGCTGGTTGACCAACGGATTCCGTAGAATTTTTTTTTTTTAATATGTCTAGGTCAGAATCAGTAATGCTCTCTGAGAAATTGTCAATTGGTATAACAGAATCTCCATCAAGAACACCGTATTGCCCTTGCTTTTGAACAAGTTTCATGTTATCTGAAATAGGTAATACTGTGTTAGACGCTTCGTCTAAGATACCATATTGGCTACCCTTCTTTACTAATCTTTGTTTTGCCATTATATATTTATATTAACTATTGCCAGCCTTGAGCTGAAACTCTTGTTCTTGTTGTTGCAGGAGCAGGTGAAGATTCTCCTCTATTAGCCTCAAAATACTCATTACCTTCAATATAATCGGCAGAGGCTGATGATGGATCTTGCTTGGTATTAATGTAGGTATAAACGTCTTCGGCACTTCTTAAATCACGAGTAACTAATCCTCCTTTTTTTCTCTTACCTCCAGCGTCAACAATCATTTCATTTCCTGTAATGCGAATAATTGGTGGAAGTAAATTACCACTAGAATCTCTTCCTCTAACAAAAGTAACCTTAGGACTATCTAATCCTCTATCTACTGCAGCGGATCTAAGTAATGGCCATTGCGGGCTATTTTGTCTAGCAGCCCAAATCTTATTAGCCGTTTCGGCTTTTATTCCAAGTTTAGCAATTTTATCAGCTTCTTTTTTATCATAAACAGAAGGCTTGTCTACTGTTTCTCTAACAGGAGCATACCCTTGGGTACGTGTTTCTTTGTATCCTACACCAACTTCAATTTGCTCACGAACATATTGCTTCGCAACCTCCTCTTGTTTAGCTGTAGGAGCAGGCTCGTAGACCCCATTTTTTCGCTCTACCTTGATTAATTTATCCTCGGGTGTACCTTTTGCTATTAACTCCTTTTTCTGTGCGTCAGACTCAAAGAATTGATAGTCTCCAACGTAATCAGTAAGTACGCTTGTAGTCGAACGAGGCGTAACAGTTAATGCGTTAACTTGGGCATCTAGTGCTTTTGTGAACGAAGGGTTTTGTTTTGCACTCTCGATATTTAAAATCTTACCACTTCCTTTATCAATAGACACACCATAGTCAGCTACACGCTTAAGGAATTCAGTTACACCATTGTTAACATCCACCTTCAAGTCAACCAAGTTTCCTGGGTTAAGCATAGCAGATGGGCTGTAAACATCATTATCAGATGCAATAGTTCCCGTATTAGGGTCAACTTTTGCCAAATACAAACGGCCTGTTTGAGGGTTTGGCATTATCTTGGCGTACCTTAGGTCTCCAAGTTTTGCATAGTTGAGCATGTTGTATTGACCAAATCCAGACATTTTACCATCTGTAATCATTTTTTGACCATTGGCAATATTGGCTCCAAATGACTTAACCCCCTTGTTAAAAGTAGACCAATCTGACATAGAAGTATTTTTATATAACTTATAGTCAGACATTGTAATCGCACCCTTTTTTAATAAATCGTATTGAGTTTTAAAAGCATCGCGAATATCATTTGCTCCACGAGAAACAAGTTCATTTACAGATTGATCGGTAGTTTGTTCGTACTCACCAATCTTAGCAAAAGCCTCGGTGAAATCGTTATCAATCTTCTCTCTTTGAGCCTCACGATCCTCTTTTACCTTGTTGTATTTATCAAGTAAATCTGTACCAATTTTACCCCAATCTGTTGGAGGAACTAAATTGCCTACGTATCCTGCGAATTCTGCCATGTTTTATATAATTATTGAGCCCATCCTAAACCAGGAGACCATTGATACTGAGCATCGAATTGACCTTGAGCCCCTCTTAATCCTTGTAATTTCAAGAAGTCATCATACTGTGTTTGGTATCCACCCATTCTTGTAGGAGCAATTTGAGTCATTGCAACATTTGGATTCATAGATGCTAACTGAGGAGCAAATGCTTGCTGTGCGTTGGCGCCAATCTGTTGTGTTTGCTGGTTTGTCAGCTGGCTAGTATATTGATTTTCGGTATCGTATAATGGCTTATTTGCTAAATTTTGAGCCAATGCATTACCCGCTGTCTCCACTAATCCTTGCATACCAGACTCTATTTGTCTTTGACCATAAGCCGCTGCATTTTGAGCTCCAACAAGTCTTTGCTGCTCCAACGCTGCTTGCCTTGCTAAGTTTCTACGCTCAACTTCTTGTGCGTTTTCTGCCTGAGCTACATCGCGAGCATATTGAGCTTCTTGGGCTTTTGATGCTAATTGTAGGTTTTCTGCTGCAGATTGTTGGTTTAAAGCAGTTAACCCTCCTAATACCGTACTGGCACCACCTTGTTGTAACGCCTGAAGACCTCCAGATAGCCTTTGTTGTAGGTTTTGTTGAGCTAATTCTAGTCCTAATGCAGGAACCTTTAAACTCTTATATTGATCAAGCTCTTTCATCACTAAGGATTGAGCCGCAGCTGACGCAGCCTGATTCGCCTCGGCCTTAGCATTTGACCCCTTAATGATGTTGTAAGCCGAATTACCAGCCGCAAGCCCCATTAATATTGCTGTTTCTATTCCCATTTTAAAGTTTTTTTATCATCTCTACGCAATCGGTTTGCGTTTGAATATAACCACAATTTTTATACCTTTTAACTAAGTTTTTATTAAACCCACACATCCACATATACTTATATCCGGCTTGTTTGCAAGATTCATCGATGCAATTTATTAAAAACTCTATAGCTTCATGCCTGTCATCTTCTCTATAATAAAAATTAGATACAACAAATTCACAAAGAGCAATTCCCGAATTCGTGAAATATGCATAGCCGGCACAAATATTCACATCTTCTTTTGAAACCATAAAACCACCTACCCCGTTGCCTGGCAATGAATCTTTAGGGGGAGCACTTCCTCTCCAATCTTGCCACCATTTTACCAACGTATTATCGTAGTCACTTTCGTTTAGTAACCTAATATTAAATTTCATTCTACAAATATAATTAAATTATCAAGGATAACTCTTGAAAACGTCAGAAGTTACCATAAACATTTCAGTGTAATCAGTATCGCTGTTTGTGAACTCTACGCTAAGGTACGTGCCTCTTGTTGGTGTCGACTCTGCAACTGGGCTCTTCTCGTAAAGAATAAAGCTACCATTAGTCGGTGCAGTCCCTGTTACGTTAACTGTAACCGTTGTTGTAGTGTGTGCAGTAATCGGCCCAATCAATGTTAACACACCTGCGTTAACCCAATAAAGGTTGTCGCCTGTGCTAATAATATCACCTATATTAAACGTGAACGTAAGCACTCCTGCAGCGTAAGTTGTCACATTACCAATGCCCTGAACAGATGTCATTGACACATCATTGTTTGATGAGCTCAATCTTCGAATGTAAGCGTACCAAGTTCCTTCTTTTAACTCATACCACGTCGAATCAATTTCGCCAGCACCTTGGTCAGATATGATAGCTGTATCCCAAGCTGTTGTAGAGTTGGTAGCAATTGTTTTAAACGACTTAGTTTGATACGGCTCATTATTGAACACCGTAGTAATTTTCGATGGATAAAGTACACCGTAGTAGCTGTTGCGTACCGGGTTTGAGTTATGCTTATAAAGATTACCGTTCTTGAACGTATACAAATAATTATTCATAGACACCATCCACTCAGGTAAGTATGAGTGGTATGATGTCCATCCTGACAATCTTGGTGAATATGTTATTGTATAGTTAGCCATTTCTTATGCAAATTTACTTATTTAATTATACAGGACAACCATAAAAGGC